CCCTACCGTTCTGGTATCTGTTGACCCCTACCGTTCTGGTATCTGTTGACCCCTACCGTTCTGGTATCTGTTGACCCCTACCGTTCTGGTATCTGTTGACCCCTACCATTATCGACCGTAAGGATTACCCCTGCGAATAGAGCCACCAGGACGCATCTCCCGCCTAATTCCATCACTGACAAGAGCCTGAACAGTCTGTGACAATCTAGCTCCATCTACATCAGAACCTTCACTCACTGACACACTCACAGGCACATTTACCGTTGTAGTGCTACCAATCTTAGAAGCAATATCCCCAGAGCCACCACCGACAATACCACCATCAGCAAATCCAGAAATACCTGATTGCAACTTATTCCAAATAGCAGTTTCTTTGTGATTAAGGATGCGCTCACCTTCAGAAGCGACCACCAAGTGCGGCGTCCTCCCTGTCATAGCCCGTTCCTTGTTCATCGTTCCCACAATTCCCCCGTTGGCAAAATTCTGAATCTTCCCAAGAGTATCTTTATCAATCATCCCACCTTTAGCAAATCCTGATAAAATAGCTGAACCAAAGTCAGCAGCCCCAAAAGTAGAAGGATCTAAGAACTCCATACCCGTAGGGATAAAAGAAGCAATATCACCAAAACCAGCAAATCCATCAAAGCTACCCAAGTCTAAGGCTGAAGCACCCGCCGCTGTCTGTAGCGCGATCGCAGCTTGAGTAAGTTGTTGAGCAGCAAAAGATAATTCTGTTGCCGGGTTAAGCCCAGCCCCGCCCATCCAACCAAAAAGTAAGTCTGTTACACGCTTAGATGCCATTTCCGCCAAAGTATCCAGTACAGACTTACCTATACCTTTAGCTAAATTCAGTAGTGCTGTACCTGTGTCTTCTGTGCTGAGTAGAAACTCTTTAAAAGAACTCTTAAATCCAGACACAAAGGACTTAATTAGTTGTGCAAACTCTGAGAACTGGGATTTAATGGTACGTAGCTTTAAATCATTCTCTACTTCATTATTCTTTCTCAGTACATAAGCCTGTGACTCAGTCAGGTTATTGTCCAGAATAAATTGACTAGTTTCATTTTGTTTTCGCTTATACTCATTCTCTTGAGTCGTAATTGCGTTCTGACGGTCTAATCTTTCCCCTGCCAACTCCAATCCCAAATTCTTTTTAATGGTACTCTTGCTTTCAAAAATAGCCTTAGCAGAATCAGATAATCTCACTTCCACATCTACAGTCACCTGTCTATTTTTAATCTCGCCAGTCGCTTTTTGGTACTCAGTTTCCACTTTTAAAACATTTAATTCTTTTTGGAGATTCATAGCATTTCTTAGGCGTTTTGTGATTCTATCATCAGAAGATAATTTAAAGTCGCGCTGAGTCTCTAAGCTAGTTTTTCTGTAAGAGTCCATTAACTCTTTTTGTTTAATTAATGCTTCATTTTCAAAGTTAATAATATTAACTAAACCGTTCTTATTCCTAGCAGCAAATAAACTATTATCAAGCTGTAAACCCTTGGTAATTGGTTCTCTCTCAGCAGCCCCTTTATCTATCAATCCAAGTTCACGATTAACATAAGCTGATATATTGTCAGTCCGACGCTTTCTTTCAATGATTGCTGTCTGTTTTGTGACAGTATTCTTAATATCTTGCATTCTTTTGTCATAAACATCTTTACCCATGTTTTTACCCCCTGATTGTCGCCACTCGCGTCTAAGTGCAGCTATTTTTTGGAGGGTTGTTTGAGTTAATTCTAATTCAGCTATATTTGCTTCAAGGTCAGGTATCTTGAGTAATTCAGGGTTCAAAGGATCAATTGCTTGAATTCCTCTCAGTTCTTCCAATCGTAGTTTTAATTGACTGATATTTACACCCAAGAGAGCAGCTTTTCTATCAGCATCTTTATCTGATTGCTCCTCTTTAAATCTGCTTACATACTTATCAAAAACCGCTTGCTTGTTCTTGGTGTACATATTGCGGAGTGCGATCGCTGTTCGTTCCCTTGCTTTAACGACTCTGTACACTTCGTCTCTTAATCTTTTTAGCCCTGACGCATCTATACCTTCTCTCTGAGCAGCAGCAATTAGCTCATCAACCTTTGCTAATTCAGCAAGAGGCGCTCTTGTAGACTCAATAATATTCTGTTGTTCATTAATCCTTGCTTGGTATTCATTCTTTAGTTTTTGGAAGTCAGTAGCAAATTTTTCCTTATCAGAAGCATTGGGATTTAACAGCCCTTGTATATACTCAGAAGCATTACTAATATCTTGTGCAGCCTGTAGTGATTCATCTCTGATACCTTTATTGGTATCTCTTAATAGATTGGATAAATTTCTTTGGAACTCTACCAGCTTTGCGCTTATTTCTTGTTGCCTTTGCAACCTAGCCGCAGCGTCTCTTTTTTTAGCAGCTTCCACACCGAGCTTACCAGCTTCTCCAACACCTCCTTGTAACTTATCAGGTAATGGCTGATTCTGCAATTGTGATCTAGTGTAAGGATCAGTGCCTGGTGGAATTACCACGGGTTGCCTTGTCTGTGGTATTTGTGGTAGTTGTGGCTGTGGTGTTTTTCCTGGCTGTGGTGTTTTTCCTGGCTGTGGAAATGCACCAGATAAATTTGGTACGTTACCTGGGTTTCCAGTGTTACTTACTGTAGTTAGCCCGCCAGTGCTAGGCTGTGGAAATGCACCAGACAAATTTGGTACATTACCTTGGTTGGTTGTTGTCGGCTTGTTACCAGTGCTTTGGTTATTTCTACTACTACCAGTACTATTGTTTGGTTTTGGATTTGGTTTTGGTTTTGGATTTGGTTTTGAATTATTGCCTATTAAAATATCCAAAATACCAGGATTGTAGCTGTTAGTATTCTGATTATACGTAGGGATTATTGGTGGAATATTATCAACAAAATTCTTTGTATTACGGATGACTCGCTTAACCTCTTCAGGAGCATTTTTTCTCACAAATTTTTTGACTCCTGCTTTAAACCAATTAATAGCCCGGTTAACAGGTGGTGTAGAAGATGTTGCTACCGGCTTTGGCTCTGGCAATAAACCTAAATTTGTTACGGCTTTATTTGGCTGATCAAAAAACCTAGCCGCTTTCTGAAAAGCATTTAATCTTTTATATTCAATGTCTCTAACGACTTTTAATGGGTCCATATTAGAGGAATTGACTTCTGTGCGGAACTTAAAATTATTCCCTGCTAAAGTACCAATTAATTGCCCAGCATTGATATTGACAGAACCACCATCATTGAGTTTCAAATTCTTTTTAACACTGGGAATATTCAACCCTTCATAAATCAGCTTAATAGTGCCACCCTTGGTTTGTTTGATAATCTCTAAAGTATTACCAATAAGCGTAGCCATACCAGTTACAGAAGATTGAATATTGGTATTTTTACCAACCCCAATATTCTGGTTAAACCGAATCCCTCCGGTCTTCCCAAAGGAATCTTCAGGTCGGTATTTAGTATTAATGATGTTAGATAAGTTCTTACCCACAATAGGTGATAAAAAAGCATTGTCCGGTAGCTTTGGTTTTGACTTAGTGACTTGAGAATAGTAGCTATAGCCCATATCTGACATAAGCCCAGCCACCAACACCTCTTTAGGCGCATTAGCTACTGGAGTGGATGTGGGTAGACTAGATGTACCGCTTTTAATACCAGATTGTGGTGCAACAAACTCACGCCAAATTTGCTCATCTTCAGGTGTTACTGGTATTTTTGTTTTCTGAGATATCGGTACTGGAGAAACACCACTGTTGTTTGGTGGTTGTAGCTGCTGATTACTAGTTACTTTATTTATCTTTTCTACAGTGCTAAGAACCTCTTTTAATTGCTTATTAAGTTGTATAGTAGAATTAACTGCACTTACACCTAAATTTTTTGTAACACTGTTAATCTCTTTATTGATACCTGACACACTGCTGTTAACAGTTCCCAATTCCTTGTCAAAGTTACGAATCTGATCAAGACTAAAAGGTACAATCTTACCCGGTAGACTACGCTGCATTTCCGTGACTTTAATCAGGATGTCCTGTATATTGTTCTCATAATCTAACTTCTGTTTTTGCCTGTCTAAGCGTAAGTTCTCAATTTCAGTAAGTTGTTGGAACAACCCAATTACACTGTCAATAAAGTTGGTAAAGATATTATTACCAGCCCCAACCAAAGCCTGTTTCAGCTTAGTAGCGAACTGTTGAGACTTAATGTTATTGGTAGCTTTATCAAACTCAATAGCAGCAGCTTGGGACTCCCTTAAAGATGTCCGGTAGTATTCCGCTACCTGTTTAGTCTGGTCAATTAACGCTTGTCTAGCTTCTCGTTGCGCTTTAACAATCTCTAAAGTATTTTGGCTTACCTGTTCCCTATCCTTCGCTATTTCCTGCTGAAGCTTGGTAATTTCCTCTTGTATTTGAGATAAGTTGGTTGGAGATTGTGCAGCAGCGTTTTGGAGTTTCAATAAGTTATCTTCCTTGATTTTCAAAGAACGCTCTAATACTTTTTGCTGAAAAGTCAAATCTGCAATCTGTCTGTCAGATAAGCCGGGCGCAATTTGCTGAGATGTCAAGGTAGTTCCGTAAAGTCTAGCTTGTGCCTGGTTAGAGACAATCTTATTTTTACTGATGTCTACATTGGACTTAACTTCATTGTCTTTAAGTGCTGCGACCGCTTGAGTGTACATTGTGTCAGCTATTGGTGCAATACTGAACTTTTCCGCTTCTGCTAATGACTTTTCAAGTGTCTCCTGTGTTTTCCTTAATTGCTGTACTGTCACCTTCCTTTGCTGAGAAGTGATGCTTGAATCAGATAAAGTTTTCTCTATTTCCCTCTTGGTTACTTCCAGCATTTGCTTAATTGCTGGTGTAGGATCGCCAAACTCATCAACTAATTTCTGTCTTTGTTTTTGTAGCTGCGCGATACGTTCTTTTGCTAACCCTGCTTTATTGCGTAGCTTGTCATTGGGGTTGACTGCTAATTGATTACTAGCTTTAACAAATTCAGCAGCGGTTTTTTCAATGTCAACATCAATTTTCTTAATTGCATCATAGTTAACTCTGCGTTGCGCTGAAGCGTTAATATTTATTTGTAAAGCGGCTTTTTCTTTTTGTAGTTTCTCTAAGTCTTCTTTTGGTTTTAAATCTTTTGGAACAACTGGCTTATTGACTGGAGCAAAACCACCAAGTCCTTCATAAGAAGAAACAATCCAAGGTGTTGATTCTGGGACTTGTTCAACGGCTTTGCGTATTTCCGCTTCTTTCTTTTTAATCTCCTCATCAATTGCATCCATTCTTGACTTATTGTCATAATTAGCCATAAAAGATAATTGCATTAACAGCTTATCTTTCTCCAATTTAGTAAGCTCTTCTTGGACTGTTTTATACCCTTGTTTGGATCTTGCTTTTGACTTTTCTGTTTCTGTAGTTCCTGCATTTTTTTCTAGTTCCTGAAGCGACGCTTTTTTGTCTTCTATACTTTTAGTAATGTTTTGTACAGGGATCTCCTTTTCAAATCTTTCCTTCTGTTCCTGTGTCATGGGTACAACTGGTCGGGCAACAAAGCCATAAGGGTTTTTCCCGTCTAAACCAATTGAAGCCATAAACTCTTTTAATCTTTCGTTGCTGAGTTGCTGATCTTTGTAAAGCTTAATAACTTGTAAAGACGCAGAATCTAGCCTTTCACCAACTTCCTTAGCGTTAATAATCTGTTTAATTTCTTCTGGCAACTCCTTTAATTGCGCTTTAGTAATCTTAGGAGCAAACGCATCTAATGCCACACCAACTGCAACAATAGTAGCTATAAGACCTGCGATCGCTAAACCCCATGGACCCATTATGGCAACCACAGGAGCTATTGCTGTAGCAAGTCTGCCGAAAAGAGGAACAGCCATGCGTGATCCAGGCGCCGACCCTAATGCTGCATTTGAGGCTAAGATTGGGGCTGTTTTTACTGCAAGGTCTACAATTGCTTTTATTGCTTTAGATCCGGCAGCAGCGGCATACCCAGCACCTCCGGCATATAAAGCACCAGTTCCTATAACATCCATTGCGCTTGGACCTGAACCACCTTGTCTGTATTTCGCGTTAGTATCCCGTACTGCGTCGTCCCATTTCCAGTCACCACCACCCCAGAGACTTCTAACGTCTAATTGCACCCCTTTAGCCGGTAAAGCATGGGTGATCGTATTACCAAGTTTCTCTACAGATTTAGTGGCTTTATTAAACGCTTCGGTGGTTTGGTTGATGTTTAATCTGACTTGATTTAAATGTTTATTAATGTCTGCGGTAGATTTATTAATTGATTCTCGCAATGGGTCGCTAAAATCACCTTTAGAAAACATCAAAACAGCGTAAGCTACGCCAAAATGTAACAGTGCTTGCTTTAAAAATGCTAAAGAAGCATTTATCGCCGAAACCCTCTTTAGTGTCCTAGCTTCTGTCTGATCCACTACTTGAGAACCAAGAGCAGAAGATGTCATCATTAGTTCAGTAACGCCTTTGATAGTTCCCATTACACCTCGGAATGCCGTCCATGATGCTTTAAACATACCTGTAAAGCCACCCCATAGTTTTGTAACAGCAGGCCACAGAGCCATCACAGCTAAAGCTATGGCTTGCTCTAGCATGAATACTATAGCTAGTATCTCTACAATCCCAGAAGGAAGAATTTTAAAGAAACCTGCAAATACCCCTTTAAGCCAGTCTATGATACTACCAGCTTGTTCTGCTCCTTGGATTAAGCCACCGAAAACTGTACCAAAAGAAAATTGATGGTCGCTCATGGAGCGCATAACAGTGTCTATAGTGCTAAACACAGTGATAATCATGTTACTGACACCTTGAACCATATTGTCCATGAGATTTCTTTCTGCGCCTAGCCAACCATCACCAACGTCAGACAGTATACCAACAACCATTGGCATCATATTAGTAGTAATAGCAGAAAAAGTAGCTAACAAGAATGCTTGCAAACTCTTCATTGCAACTACAAAAGGGTTAAGTTGAGTAAGAATAACTGTTAGTCCTATTGCAATTGAAGTTGCAAAGCCAATCATAAAAGATTGAGCCAATGGTATTAATTCATTGAGTGTGTTTTTAAGTAGTCCCAAGATATTGGCAAAAAGATCAACAAAAAATCCTAAAGTACCCCCAATCTGATCCGCAAATATTGTTGTAATCTCAAAACCCACATTACCTAATTTGTTGAGCGCAACTACCAGTCCCCCAGCTTGATCAGAAGCAGCACTACCATAATCTTCTTTTAATACTTTGGCTACTTTAGGTAAAATATCTTGAGATAAGATACTACCAGACGCTACCAGTTCATTCATTTCAGGAATAGTCACACCCATGGCTTTAGCGAACGTAGCCATAGCAGGTGGGAACTTTTCGCCTAACTGCTGCCTAAGCTCTTCCATAGACAGCTTACCTTTAGCTAATATCTGCGTATATGCCATAAATACCAGACTAGCATCCTGACCGGTGATACCTAACGCACTTAAAGATGAAGTGATGCCTTCAAATAGTTCCTTAACCCCTTGACCTTCCATCTTGCTGTCTTTAGCTGCGATCGCTATTTGAGAATAGGAGTTAGCAGCTACTTCTGAAGGTACATTAAGTTTGCCAGCAATATCTTTTGCGTAATTAAGTTCCGCTTTTCCGCCTTCTGTTGATCCGCCTAAAAACTTGAATCTTCTTTGTAATATTTCAACCCTTTGAATACCATCTATTAATTTAGCTACGTGAGGTGCAACCATGTTTACAGCCATGCCTATACCTGTAATAATTGGGGCTAAAGGTAATAATAATGGCGTAATTGCACCTATCATAGTGGTAATTGGTGCAAAGGTTGTAGCGATTGAACCCATAAATTGAAGGACACTAGGGAATATGTCATCGCCTTCTTTAGAGTCACCAAACAATTTATTTTTGAACTTAGATCCCATCTGGTTGTACATTTCCGTAAATTGTTCTTGAGTCGCTGCTGTACCCCTTAAAATGCGGTTCTTTATCAATTTGATTGAATCGCTAAGATTAACTTGTCCCATGGCTTTTTTGGCGGTGTACTCCAAGTCATCTTTAGCATTAGCTAAATTCACCATTGAGTCTTTCAATCCCTTAGCCAAAGCTTTACCCATGTCAAAGCCTTTTTCCCTGAACTTAGCCTGTAGTCCAGACAAAGTAGTCATTAACCCTGCGGTGGCTGTGTCCAAAAGCTTGGGGTCAATAGCATCAATCTGTTTAGCAGACATCCCAGTTTTTCTTAACCCTTGCTTGACCAGTTCCTTCATTGCATCCTGGTCATTACTAGCGTAAGCTTCTGTGAGCTTACCTATAAAGCTACCAGTACGGGGGTTGGCAACTAAATCAGCCGCAAGATCGTTCAGTCCATTGGATTGCCTAATATTTTTTATCTCTGCATTACTAACTCCACGCTCTCTAAGAATGCGGATAAGCTTGGCTTCTCTTGTTCTCTGTGTAATATCAAATCCTTTTTTGCCTATATTAGCTTCCAAATCTCCTTCAAATCGCAAAAAATCACGTTCTTTTTTGGTTATATCAAGAGGATTGTTGAGTACGTTGTCACGGGCTGCGGCTAATTGTTCCGGTGTCATAGCATCACGAACAGATTTAGTGACACCACGCTCTCTCAGTATTTGCTTTGTAAGTCTATCTAATCTTTTTGTGTTACCTGATTCAAGATTCCGTGTTAATACTTGTTCAGCTTTACTTTTTTGAATACCTATAGAGTTAAGAATATTTGCCAAGCTCCCTGACTCCTCTCCTAGTTTTTTACCAACTAATCCCTGTACAACTGATCTAGGAATCACAGGAATATCAAGGTTGATCAATACTTTGTCCAACAAAGTATTTCCTAAATTCTCTATAAATTCTTTGCTGGCTTGAGTACCTGCAACATCACGCAATTGGGCTTTTTCTCTGTTAACTTGAGTTTGATTTTGTAAAACTTGTTCAACAGTAGGAGCTTTCTTTTTAAGGTCAGTATTTTTGAGTCCTCTATAGTGAGATCCAGGTTCTGCTACAAGCGAAGAAATAAGCGAAGAAAAAGGCAAAGGAAGACCACTAATTGGTGATGCAGTCATCAAAAAAGGAAGTGGTGATAATACATCTCCTAATCCTTTTATTAAATTTGATTTTTTAACGCCAGGTAGTGCTGGAAGATTTATTCTAATAATAGAACTCAGTAAATTTGTTAAAAAACCGCCTTCTTTCAAAATATTGTTTTCCAGTAAATTCTTAACAATTGAATTGCCAAGCTTTAATGCTAATCCCCCTACCAATGGCACAGCAAAACTCAATTTAGGAAGTAGCTGAAAACTTCGAGGTATAAATTTTAAGAACCAAGGCAATATACTCCTGGTTTGAGACAGCAAAGCCTGATGCAGTGGTTGTTTAAGCGTGTCCGCTAAAGAAAACAAAGCTGCATTAACAGCATTCCGCATTGTTTGACCTAGTGAAGCGTAACCAGATAAAGTGGTTTGATGAAGACTTGTGCTAACTGCTGTAAAGATATTTGTCGCCAAGTCAGTACCTAGCTTTAAGTATCCATCTATTAAGCCGCCAGGTTTAATATTAGACTTAATCTCATCAAATGTATTCTTTAAAATTGTACCAGGAGTGTTTTGTCCTTGATATAATTGCTTATAGAACTCAACATCATTTGATTGCAGGTGTTTCGGCAGTATAGGCGAGATAAATCTATGAGTTGCGCCCAGAACATCTGCGGTGCTTAAGTCAGCAAACATATTAAATAAAGTTTTTTTCTTAAGCTTTGGTGGTGTAACGGGTGGTTGGGATGACACTATATTTCTAATATTATCAACAATGTCATTCATTACTTGAGAAATTGCTAATTTGGCACTCAATAAAGCACTTAAAGCCTTAACTTTAAAGCTATTACCAAAAATCAAGCCTATTGCCATCATGATTTTAGAAGGTGACGCAATCCCAAACACTTTTTTGATTGCACCTATAACAGAACTTGCAAAGTTACTTACTATTCCTATTACACCACCAGTAGACGCTAATACACCTTTACCAAAAGAAGATATGAAATTAACACTTATATCTTTTAGTCCACCACCTTTACCAAATGCAGACATGGCACTATTAAATACATTTCCTAAAATAGTATTACTGCCAAAATCTTTTTTTAGTGACTGGATTAATTGAGAGATTACATTATTTGGATTTTTGTTTAAACTTTGAACAAAAAATTGTCTAATATTTGTGTATTTTTTTACTCCAGAACTGATACTACCAACAACTGCTTCCATTGAGCCATCAACATTTATTGCTCCTTTTTTAATCCCTATAGCCAACCCCGATGTTATCATTAAACCCAATGCTATCATCACCTTCGATGGTGAACTGATGCCCATATTCTGCTTAATCTGGGATTGAATTGCATTACCAGCATTGTCCATAACTTTAGTAACACTTCCAATACTGTCCGCCATTCCTTTACCCAGTCCTTTCATAATATTTCCGCCTATGGACGTAAATGGCTTGGAAGAAGCATTACCAGAGGCTACAGCAGCACTGGTAACATTTCCTGAGTCAGATTTACTTATTGGTTGCTGACTAGGCAAATGACCCATATTCTTTTTAACTTGATTACTTACAGCATTAGTGCTAACACTCACAGCCTTAGATGAAGCTGCAACGGTATTAATAAGACTTCTATTAATGTTTTCAACTACGTTGCCACTCATGCGAGCAAAAGCATTTAAGGAAACGCTGTGTTTGTCCCCAAAGCTACCAATGACATCAGCTACTTGAGTGGGTGCGCCTAAATCAGTAATTGATTCTGCGATCGCCTGTTGATAAGTTGCACCTTTAGCAGTTTTTGTTGCAATATTCCTGTATAAATCTCTGGGGATAGTCAAAGCATTTATGCCATCAGCAAGTACCATCCCTGCGGTTTCAGCAGCGGAATTAGCTGCTGTACCAAAACCAGTAGGAACTACTTTTAATGCACTACCAATAGCTTTGATAATCTCAGGTTTAGTCAGCTTTAAATCTTTTAATTTCTCTGTAAGAACTGCTTTATAAGTAGTCATGTAATCAAGAGACGGATCTTTTGCTAACCTGGTCTTAGTTTCCCCATGAGATTGGGCTACTGCTTTTCCTATTGCACCACTTCTTAAAAGTGCTGTCATACCAGACTGAGCCGCATCAAAAGCAGTAAATGAGTTTACACCGAAAGTAGCTGCACCTGCTTTGCTTAAATTAATAAAATGATCAAATGCTTCTCTAGGCTTGGTAAGTGTCTTGTCAGCCCTTAACTCAGTAATAAAATCTTTTCCAGACTCAAACGCAGACTGAAATAATGTTTGTGTAGGATTAGCAGCGTGCCGTTCCCCTACTTTGTCAAGCATCTTTAGCCCAGAATCAGCTGCGGCTAGTCCTACACCCCCATAAGTGGCCGCAGTAGACACACCCGGTATAAGACCACCAATAGCCAATGCTGGTTCAAGAATTTCCTTGGCTGAACCCACAGCATCTTTAACAGTGCTTACAAGCTGTCTAGCTCCTATTGCAACTTTGCTGTTCCCTTTTTGCATCCCAAGAAACAACCCAGAAGCTATCATCATCCCAATCTCAAACATCACCAAAGATGGAGACTGGATTTTCATCTTAGCTTCAACAGTTTCAATTAAGTCATCAAGCATCTTCCTGGCTTCATCTGACACACCATTAGTGCCATGCTTAACACCTTTTGCTAATCCTGCGTCAATATCAATACCTAGTCTTTGAGCTAAATCAACATAGCCTTTTCGTTGCTTTTCAAAAATATCTTTTTCTGTGTAATTAAGGTCGCCTTCTGAGTGAATAGCTCTTTGTTGTCTATTCCTTATCTCTCCTTTCCCCTTTCTATAAACATCAGTAAGATCGCTGTTAATATGTGACTCAAAACCAGTTTCTTTCGCTTTTATAATAGTATCATCTATATCTTTTATTGCAGAGTTACTATTGGCTATAAACTTTTTAAACCTCTCTCTTGTGGCTTTAATTTCTGCTGGAGTTCCTGTTTTTTTAACCTGTTTAAGTTCAGCCGTTAATTTATTATATTCTTCAGCAAAATATTGATTTATCGCTTTAAAAGAAGCTTTAATATTTTCTAAAGACATCTCTTTTTGTACTTTTATATTATCTATTTTTTTAGCTTTTATTGGCTCTAAAGGTATTAATTTATCATTATTTTCTTTAGCACTTGCGTCAGCATATTGCCTAGATTGATGAAGGTTTTGAAATGTATTTGATCTTATTGATTTAATATGTTGTTTTAGTTGCTCTTGTGCTACTTCTGCTGTATTTTCAATAGGTACTAATTCAAGTTCTGGCTTTGGCTTCTTAGCTTTTGAAGGAGGAAGCAAAGGAACATTTAAGGGTTGAATTTCTTCTACAGGTGATTGTATTACTGCTGTAGTTGTTATCAAATCTGTAGCAGACACAGAATTATTTAATGTATTAGCTGCATTATTCAATGATTGAGCAGCATTTTGTAAACTAGTTGCAGCTTGACCAAGCTTTAATTCAGTGGAGGTAGTTTGTGTTGTACTTGAAGTTAAGTTTTCAACTGTTGAATAAGTATGTGGTAATAGTGTTTTCAAAGTCTTTTGTACCGTTTTAAGAGCTAAGTTTTTTATTATATTTTGTGATAAATTACCGCCCAAAAAGAGATCAAAAATTGCATTTTCAGCAATATTATTTAACTTTTTTTCTGTTTTTTTATTAGATGATTCTGCGGTTTTTGGCTGCTTTTTACCAGACTCATTTGCAGTTTTATTTGGAGCAATACTACCTAGCCCCATAGCCTCTTGCTCATACTGTCTAATAATGGCTTCTAAAGCGTCTTTAGTAATTTCAGTGAACTTTTTGTTACTGTTACGAGGATCGTTTTGCGCTTCTTTGCCCGCTCCGGCATATCGCAAAATCACGTTAGAAGTTACTCTAGCTATAGTTTCAACGTCTGCGCCGCTAACGTCTTTTAACCCTTGAGATAATCCGCGCATAATATCTTCGCCGAATTTACTAAACATACCTTCAGCAACAATGCGACCCATGCTTTTACCTTTTTCGGGCGACGCTTCTGATGCTGAAGTCTGTTGTTCCATTCCTTCTTTAACAGCATTTTTAACAGCATCAACCAAGCTTTTTTCTAATTGCTTACTTAGTTCTGATTCAACAGTAATAGTAATAGTTTTGTCTGAAAGCTTCTTTAAGTGATCTTCTAATTCATCAAGACTTTTAGTATCAGTATTAACTTTAATTGGATTATCATCAAAATACTTATTAACTTCTTTAAAGAACTTTAATTTTAAATTTAAGTGCTTATTCAAATCAGTTAATTCTTTATCATCAACATTAACAACAATAGGATTATTATTAAAATACTTATTAACTTCTTTAAGATGCTTTACTTTTAAATTTAAGTGTTCGTTTAAGTCGGTTAAGCTATCATCGTCAACCCCAATCTTTAATTCAATATCTGCAAAGCTTTTTTCTACTGCTTTTGCCGCTTCATAAGCATTCTTCTTAGCCCGTTCCAAAGTCTTTTCTAGCTCAGAAGAATCAGCAGATAACTCTACAATTAATTCACCTAAATTCATAATATTAACTCCTATAAAGAAAAAGATTACAGACTAAGAATATTAATCTGTAATCAAGAAAGTAGCAGATTCAAAGCTGATAGAACCGGAGCGGGCAACCGATTGTTTTTGATAATATCCTTAACAATGTTTTCCGTTGCTTGGCTAATCTTGCGGGTATCGCCTCTAATATCGTCAGGAAAGGGTAGCAAATCAATAAACTCCATGTTGGGGTCAGTGTCTTTTTTGAACCCGTTAAACAATCCCGTCCAGCCGATTGCATGAACCCGTCCCTCAATATTAGCCTGTTCCCTCCGGTGTTGTTCAAGTGCCTCAATGCACTCAAATACTACGTGAATAGGCTGGTCTAAGAAACTATCCCAGTCTCTAAATCTGGGGTCAGAAACTCGGTAGGATTGGATTCGCCAGTAAATACTTCCCCAGTCAACTGAAGAACTGGTAGCTGCTCCCCCTCAGTTACAGGTGCGGGTGCTGATTCTGGTTCTACCTTCCAACGACTACGCTCGTTCTCATAGAATTTGTAGATAGCAGATACAAATTCATCACTACAGTCCTTAGTGTCTTCTTCAGACCACTCATCTGTACCAACTACGTAAGACTTGGTTGAGTTATTGTAAAGAAACCCTACAGTCATGGGTAGATTTTCAGATACAGGCTGAACTCTAAGTATCAATCCTGTGTCTGAGGGTTGATAGTTGCCCAACACAGTGACTAAACAATCGCCGAAGCGAATTACTTGTCCATCCTGTAATGGGAAGTGGGTTGAAGCAACGGAAATACTTGTGGAATTGAAAGGTACTGATGATGTGAGTTCCACTGGGAAAGCCACCCGTTTCTTAATGAACAGGGTAGCCACTGAAATGGACACAGAGGCACTGTCAATAGAACTCAGAGCATTTAGTTCAGTGAAGTCTTCAATGTAGTCGTAAATGACATCAGAGTTATCAACTTCAGTCGCACCATCAGCAGACCGAGTAGGAGAAAGTAATTCTTGGGCTTCTGCAATTGTGACACCACGGTCTACAGAAATCTTTTTAACCAGCTTAGACGCGATAATAGCAGCTTTTTGACGTTTAGCATCAATGCTATCAATGTCCCTAGCTTCACCGACGCTCAAAGAACCGCGTTTTTCTAAATAGATAATTCCCGTAGACTCATTACCCACGGGAATAACTTCATACTTGGCTTTTTTGTTAATTATTGGGCGCATAATTCAATCTCTAAATTATCTTGGGAATCTGCTAAAAGTTGATAGGTTGCCACCTGTTTAACGGAATCAGGAATCTTGACTTGATAAGAGGAGTAGCGATCAGAAACGGTAATTTGCCCTGACAGCCCTCCTCTAAAAACTGCCGCACCGCATAGCAACCTATCCTCATCCATGCGGCAGTTAATTAAGACAGCTAATAACCCAGTGCTATCTTTGAGAACCTTCATTAGTTAGGGTTGTAATTGGGGAATCCATTAGCAGCACCACCAGAAGCGTAGTAAGCAGGGGTCCAGAATATCTCATCTTGAAACTCTAAAGTGAAAGTATATTTCATGACTTCCATCTGTGTTGCTGGCATAGTCAAAGCCGTTACTTTAGATGCACCTTCCAGTTTTGAGCCATTGGGGTAAGTAGCGATCGCGTACAATTCCCGATTCATATATATAGGGTCAAAGAATGTCCGTTTAACAAATTGTTCTAAAGCAACGTCACCGACGTACTCAATGCCTTCTACAGTAAGTTCTCTTTTAGTACGGACAATAGCAGAACTAGTACCACTACCAGATTGGGCGTGAGTAGTGTCCACCACAGTGGGACTAAGTTGAGGACCAAGATTGGTAATTCCTAGTACAGGGAACATATCTTGAACTAATCTAGCAGTAGAGTTAGCTGCAATAGAATCTAAAAGAGGTGCAATTGTTAAAGATATAGTAGAAGTACCTGATAAAGTAGCATTAACTAGTAACAATACTTCTACTCGCCCCAATGGACTAGTGGGAGCAACAAAAGAAAGGGCAGTACCAGCAGCAATAGTATAATTAACACCAGTAGTAGCGGTAACATTAATACTAGTAGCACCTTCTAAAGCACCAAGTCCACAAGTCAAAGTAGTCACACTAAGATTGCGGTTGTTCTCTCCCAACATTTTTAAGTCAAGAGCAAAGTTTTGGAGAATTACGGTCTGAACCGGACGATTAGCTAAAGCCATTTATAAACTCCTAAGCAATTACAAAATAAGTGTAAACAAAAAAATTAAACACTGCGAGTAACACGGATTGCATTGTAAAAAGTATCTAAATCAACAGTTGGTACATTATTCTGAGAATCAGAAAGACTAATAGCAGCAGTAGCATTAGTAGCAGTCCCAGTAACAATGCCTAAACTACCATCATACAAGTACACAGTTGGGCGAATAGTCACCACAGAGCCGTTTCTTTGGTACAGTAATCTAATCGCCCATGCAGTAGGAGCGATCGCCACTGGGGTAAAGACTAAAGATGAAGTTTGTCCAGTGGTTGTGGCTGTAGTTGAAGTTCCATTAGTTACTGTACCAGCCGCGCTAATAGCACTACCCAACGTGATGGAAGTAGCACTATTAACAGCAGTTACAACTGTGGCTGTACCTAATACAGCCCCACCATTTAATCCAGTAGCAAAGGCAACAGTGTCACCAGGACGAACACGACTAAACCCAAAAGGTACAGTTGTAGTTACTACTGGGTTTACTCCTGCGGGTACAGTACATCCACCAATTACAGCAGAAAAGCTTAAAGTAGCTGTACCTGCACCAGGGGCAGCGCTAACAACTATAGTAGTTGTGTTAGGCACAGATAATACTGTTGTATTAGCAGGAATACTACCAGTACCACTAAACCAAGTAACACTATCACCAGGTTGAATACGGTCAAAACCATTAACTGCATTGGTGGTTATAGTAGTGCTGTTTGCAGTCAATATACAATTGGCTACCCGTGGGGTAATGGTTACAGTGGAACTATTGCCTGTACTTGCAGCCGTAATTGTACCAGCAACGGTAATCTGAGTAAGACTAACAACACTAGCAACTGTAGTATCAAGCATTGCTCCTGGACCAGTACCAGCAACGGTCAAAGATATTGCATCACCAACACGAACGTTAGCGAAGCCATTAGCCAAGTTAGTAGTAATAGTGCCAGTAGTAGCCAAGTTACAACCAGCCACCACGAAAATTACAGGCGTGATACTGGCGTGATTGAAAGGTAAAAAGTTAGATTCTTCAGCAACATCATCTCTTTCTACTTGCGTACCTGCACTAATAACAGTGTTAGTGAGGTTGGCAATAACAGATTTTAACCTGCTAAACTCAAATTGTGGCATAATTTTTAAGTGGTTGTTAAGTAACTATGGGGTCAAAAATGACAATCCTGCTTTGCTCTAGTATATCAGAAGTAGCGGGAATGTGTGTATAACGTAAGACTGGAAACCGTCTTTCTATCTTAGCGATCGCCGTTGGTAAATTAGAATTTTTTACCCAATTACGCAATAGAATTTCCCATTGCTGAGGCTTATATCTTGACCCGGCACTGGTAGCTTTAGCCGCAACATTAGGGGTTTCCTTGATCAAACATTCAAGCCCGTTACTTGCAGATGGTGGTTGAGATGAACTACCGTATACCCAGATTGAAGGCAACCCATTAGTATAAGTACCCAACTCAGTAGCCAGTAGCGTTGCCAGAATTTTTCTGAGGTCAATTGCTTTCATATTGCACCTCGTAAGAGTCTTTCAGTTCCCCAGTGTCCACAATGTCACGGGGTGAACCAACTACATCCCCACTCTTACGGACGGTGGTGCGTGGCCATTGCCAACGGACATCCTCAAGATTTGCCTGACAAGCTTCACCAAACCCTTCAGACATAGCTATAAAAGCCTGTTTAAAGTCCTCACTTTGGTTAAACCCGTCAGCATATTCACCCAAAAAATCATACTCATCAATAGCAGCACCAACCCAAGGACGGGCTGGGTTTTCAGAGCCATTAGAGAAAGTCGCGCCTTCATGGACAATCACTGCATGAGGGGCAGTCCATGCGTGGGTAGCAGTGAGTTTTCGGGGAATTTTAATACTTTTCCAATTAGCTACAACCATAATTATACCCTACTTGCTATAGTTAAACGACCCTCAATGTATCTTTTTCTTACTTCTAAATAAGTTGCAATTCGGTTTTGAGGCACAGGAATAAATTGCCATTGTCCTGTAACCATACTACCACTTGAATCAGTAAGTACAGCATCAGCAATTAATTGATAATTAAAAACCAAATTACTCCAATTACCAATCATCCTTCCCTTTAAATAAAGAATATTTTGTCCCATTTGAGCATCTTCAAACAAAGGTTTAAAATCCTTCTTAATAGATACAGAAGCTTGAACAATCACAGTAGAAACTGTTTCAATCCTATTCCCCACAGCATCCTCAACAAAATGACCATTACCCATTTGAAAGGTTAAGGTTAAGTTAGAATTAAAGGGTTCTAAATATCCAATTGTTTGGTTTACATAGGAGGAAATCATGATTTTATTCAGTAACTTTATTGTCAAATATCCAGAATTTACGGGTGAAGAAACCAAGTTTAATTTGTTTTTACCAGAAGCACTTCTAGAAGTTGAACTGTACCATTGGGGAACTTTAAAAGACGTGGCAACTGAGTTATTGACCGCTCACAAAATTACCTTAACTAAACAAAGTACGGGTAGTGATTACAGTACGGGAGTCTTAAAACGCTTAGAAGTAGATGATGAGTCTTACAACATTGAGTTACAAAGTGTTCCCGATAGCTACGGACAAAGTAAGTATGGACTTGAGTACCAACGACTGTTAAAGATAGTCACAAATACCAGTCCAGAATCAGCATCACCAACCAAAGGTACATCCATGTTTGGGCTTCGGGGAAACAGCCCAATCAAGTGGTCACAGTCTAAATAACTGTCAACGCAGTGGCACTGTTGGTACTTCTAGCCCCAATAAACCGAGGGTCCATCACAAGAGGAAAGCCACGTCCCGCTACAGTGATTTTTTCTTGAGGTGGTTCTTTGCTGACGACTTCAGTACTAGTTACCAGCCCCCCAGCAAAGTTGTTAGAAGCAGTGGGAACAATCGCCCGTTCAATGTAGTTATCAAGAGCAAAAAAGTAATAGTCAGCAGGGACATAAGTTTTTACTTCTGTGCCTACACGACCTGAACCGCGCTGATAGTAAACCGCATCGGAAACAATAATCTCAATGTTGGGATTTTGACCACCACCTGCTAATAATCGTTGTCCAACCACACCACCAATTTCCTGTAAAGATGGAGGTGGCAAAGCAGCTACGGCACTGGCATTAGCTGCTTCTAAGCTTGTAATCATCCCTCTAGACCGTCCTACAATTTCTTTAGTGCTAGTTTGGTTTCTAAGGTTGTTAGCAGTTAGCCTAGACATAACAATATAAGGAGGAAACCTCTTAACACTGTTGTAGTAACTAGACAAGTGGCTCACCAAATCATCAATACCTGTAGCGGTAGTCGAAGCAGACCACACATTAGTACCCGTCAAAGCAGATGGTAAATTTTCCGAAGGGATTTGACTTCTGTAACTAAGAACTGCTGACGCTCCTGATGTAGGGTCAGGATAGTTGCATTGTCCAGTACAAGCAATCAGCAAAGTCAACACAGTATGTAAGTTAATAACAGACTGGGTAAGCAGTGCAGGTACGCCTAAAAAGATATTTCTAATAGCTTCAGACGCTTGAGCGTTACCAGACATTGCCAAACGTTCTGCCTGTTGAGCAAGGTTAAAATCCTCTTCAGTAATCAATCTAGATTTAGCCAGTTTAAAATTACCAAAGGTTTCTTGAGTCACGCTAAGGCGTTCTACATCTTGGGGAATAGCACCATCAGTAGCTACCACATAAGCAAGAGTAGGAGTATAAGCCCGCATTTTGAGCAATGCTAAAACCGGATCACTATACTGAACAAAAGGGAAAAAACGATTCAAAGCAGGGTCGGGATAACCGTCAGCATAGACTTCACCAGTGCTAGAGACAGTTGCCAGTTGCAAGTCAATAGCCCGCTGAACCACGCCCGGTTGTGAGTTGATTAATTCAATAATTGAGGGCATAAATTACACCAAACGAATTTCAGGATATAAAGCGGCTAGTTGTCCATCCATATAAGGCAACCTAGACCCATAAACATCGCCTTCTAAGTAGAGAGCGTAATTCTGGCTTTCTCTGTACAGCAAATCAATAGGAACTTCAGGAGACAACATTCCTAAGTTTTCCGGTGAACTAGCAGCCACACCTATAGGCATACCCAAAGGCACGGATACAGAAGCTGCACTAATGGTGACAACATCTGTAACTGTGTTAACCGCAGAGATTGTACCTATAGCTGCGTTAGGAGCAAATACAGCGGCAGAAGCGGTAGAAGTACCATTGGTGCTTGAAACACTAGTAGTAAAACTGTAAAGACTGGTAAAATCTTTTGCCCAAAAGACAATTACCATAGCAGGGGAAGTACCAGCCACCGATAAACCAGAAACCAGTCTAGAAGTATAAGGATTAGCAGCGATCGCTCCAATTACTTTATTAGCCACGTTAGTATTGGTTGCTGCCAATGAACTACCAATATCGCCAGCCACCACAGCATAAGTAACAGCAACACCATTGACGGTTACAGTGATAGTATCACTAGCAGACCATCCTGGACTTGAGGATGAGATTGTCAATCTTACTGAAGGTGCAATGATAGAGAGAACATCAGTAGGTATGAAAATACCAGCAGTACCGACAGGGAAAGAAATACTGGTAGCACTAGCAGCGGTAGCGGTTCTGGTAGTCATACGGGGTAAAATCCGATTGCCCACCAACGAAGTTGAAGTACCACTACCAGCAAAGAAACCAGGAGCAAAAGTTTTAACCAGCTTACGGATAGCCCCAGTAGATCCCGTTGCATAGGCTTCATTTAAGCGGGTGTATCGGGTAGGGGTTGTTTCTGTAGCCCGTGCTAATACAGAAAAAAACCCTGATAACTCATCGTCGTAAAGATACGACTCATAACGCATAGTCATAGTATTAATCTATAATTGGTTTAGATTGACCTAAAGATTGAATAATCTGTAAAGCCCGTGTTTCTAAATCAGCAGGATTAGACTGACCAGCATTGACAATAGGCTCAGAAATTGACTGTTTCAGATTAAGTAAAGGTGCGGTTCTCTTATTGATTAATTCAAGATGAAACTCAATATAACCCAAGCGATCGCTCTTGGTATGGTGAGCAATATCATTACTGGGTTTTTCAGAAAATAATTCACCAAACTCAACAGCAGCTAGTTTGCCTTCAGATACCAAATCTTCAGCTTTTTGACGTAAATCATAATAGCGAGATACCACTGATTCACGCTTTTCAAAAGTAGAAATAGCAGTGTTTTTTTCCTCAATAGACTTACTTAAAACCTTAATTTGTTCACTCAGTCTATTGTTTTCATTGGTTAACAAAACCTGCTTTTCAGACAATAAAACATTAGTATTATTAGCTTCTGCTAAAGCGGCTTTAACCGTGACTAATTCCAATTCAGTTTTCTCATTCATTTTTCGATTGGGGTTAAAATTGGGGTCTCCCTTAACTGAAATATCATCAAAACATACAAGAGACTTTCCGTATCCAACTGTTGGGTCTGCTGGTATGTCTTCAGAAGATATTTCCAATAGAACTATCTTTGTTGCTTCTAAGAGGGCTTTCTTTGTCAGCATAACGCAACCATCCTTATCAGTAGCGTACTCTGCTGGGGTGATGACACGGTATTCCTCTACGGTATATCCAAAACTGATACCTCCAGAAGTACCATCTTCAATGTCAGACATGAATTGTTCTGCTAAACCGTTCCTAGACAGCTTCACAGTTGCCATGCCGCGATCACCGTCCAAGCCGACTTCAGTAACAATGCCGATTTTTTGACCACGTGCATGATTTTTGAGAAAAGGACAAGTTTTATTAGTAACCCTTGTCAAGTCCCAGCTACGAGCATCGTGGGATAATTGCTCATCAAAAACGACACTAGCACCTTCAGGTAAATCACCATAGAGAGAATATCTTTCACAGATATTACTCTTAGAAGAAAACGAGAACCCTAAAGTTCTTGCATCCCGATTTAATAGCAAATCAGAACTTAAAACCTTAGTTAAGATAGTTTTATTTTTAGTTGTATTTGGCATAACTAAAACATTTAAAACTGCTTTTAGTTTAACCGTTAAACTAATTATTTGACTTAATTAAATCTGCGAAAAAAGCGAGAATCAGCGGTTTTCTTTGATATATTATTAGTGGTGTAAATAATTAATATAACAGTCATGATTGTAGAACCAAATAGCTTTGAAACCTTGTCCACAGAAGGAAAAATAGGAATCTTAATTTATATAGCTCGTGAAAAAGCGGGAATGTCCAGGAAACAACTAGCAGCAAAAATTGATAAATCAGTGAACGTCATTATTGCCATAGAAGACTTGTTCAAAGAACGGGACGGCAGAAGACAGACCATAGCATTTAGTGAGATTGAATCAATTGCCAATGCCTTAAATCTCCCTATTCAATCCTTACTTCCAAAAAACGTATATTGAAAAGAAAAAAATCTAGCGACATTGAGGCGATCGCTAGATTCACGTAACCAGGTATGCTCATTACGATTGTAGCACATAAAAAAATCCAGTGATGTTGAAGTGATCACTGGACTGACTTGATAGTAACAAGGGGTTCTATTTTCATGATTATAGCACACAAAAAAATCAGTGGAATTATAGCCACTGATTCCGCTAAATTCACGCACTTGACTATATTATAATCTAAAGAGGAAATATGAACAAAAATACTGAGATACCAGTAGAAAGTTTCTTAAATACAGATGTAACCCTTAAACGTACAGCAATGCTATACAAAATACTTAATAACAGCAAAGAAGCATCAGCAACACGAAACATTGCCATTAACTCTGATTGCAACTATGAAGATTATAGCTTCAAAGAAAATCAGCACATTGCTAACGAAATCACAAGACGCTTAAATAAAATATTAGAAGGCTTTAAACAGCAAAAAAGAGTCCAGCGTTTTTATGAAGCGTCTAAACTATTTGATGAACACAACTGAAAACTTAGGTAAATCACATTAACTTACCTAGACACAATTAAAAATATTTTATTTCACTGAAAATAGTAGAAGTATTAGTAGGGTACTTCTACTATACTTCCTAGTGGTTTATCAACTAGCTTAGACGTGAGTGATATAGCTTGTTGGGCTATTTGTCCTGCTTTGACTAGCATACGTTCCCAAGCCGTCCTAAACAAGCCTTTACGTCTGGTCCACTTCCAGATAATGACTTTAAAGACTGGGGTTGGTTCAACATTTAGCGTTTCAATAATCACATCACCATGTCCGTGACAATTGCCACGAAAGTCGCTGGTGACATGAAATAAGGCATTATAGAACTGAACCATCATCATGCCACCGTGATCTGGCATACACTCAAAACTGGAAACATTCTCTGAATGTCTTAACTTCCAGTTAATCCTGTCCCTGCGGACCTGATCAAATACCTGATAAAAAATCAGGATTTTGGGAATATCAACCCGTTCCAAAACCGGGGGGGTGGCTGTACCTTGTCCTTCGACACCATTAGCCGCACCCCAAGCCGCGCCCTTGGGACGGGAATCAATATCAAACCAGAACAAACCCCACTGGATATGGAGTTTACGGTAAGTTCTTAAAGTGGTTTTATTATAAAAAGCACCTTTCCAGTTGCTTGTCAAATAATCTTCTAAGTATTTGTGAGCGACCATGATATTCACATTCTGGTCTTTACTACAAAGTAGCAAGTTCTTCCAGTTGTCTAAGTCCATATTCTTGGCATTGACTCCATAATCAACAGCAGCCCGCCACATTAAGGCGTTGAGAATACCCATGTGAGTGAATAAAACCCGGTCAGTCAGGTCATTGGCGATCGCATAAGCCAACTCCCGAATTTCCGCTACTTCCTGTTCCGTTAAAATTGTTTCTACTACTTGATTTTCCATAAACCATGAGTTACCATTTAATTATGTTTAATTATGTGTACCTTTAAACCTTATTTCCCAACGCTGTAGCGGTTGACAGACATCAAACCGTTACAGCGTTTTTGTTTTTGTAACCATCACACCTTTAGTGTAACATAGTTTTTTATCCCTGTCAAGCTAATTGGCTGGTTATTTGCTGTACTTTTAATAAATTCTCAATATTTAACTACAGTATCTTACTGGCAAACATTTATATCAAGAGAATTTAATTCCAAAAAGATAGTTAGTATCTATTAATAAGATAATGTAACCAAATATTTAAGCCCTTATTTTTCAACGCTTTCAAGCTTGACAAGAATATTTATGTTATAATATATTAAGATGCACCTTTACAAACTACTAAGTAAATCTTCTTTATTTGGTAGTTTTTTATTGTATGAAAATTCAGTATAAAAATTTATTGACGATATATAAATAATAAGATAGACTATATTTATAGTTCAGGAGACAAAGCAATGACTACTTTAACATTTGGCAAACACAAGGGACAAGACATTAAAAATGTTCCTTTAGAATATTTGGAATGGGGTTCTAACAAGCTAGAATCGCCGAAACTGAAGAAACAGTTTAAAGACGAAATTAAACGTCGCCAAGATGAAAATACCACTAAAGAAAAATACATTCTGGAGAACATTGATTCCCCAGAAGTATGGGAAATGCTTATTTCAGAAGTAGAAGCTGAATTATGGCAGCAAGAGATAAATGCAAATGCAGTTAATTGTCAGTATGATGGTCGGACTATTACACAAAAAGAAGTCAATGATTTAGCTAATGAAAAATTAGCTAAGTATAAAAAGAAAATACAATTAAGTCAGTTAGACGCTGACTTTAAAGTCAAATGGAATTTGTCAGACAAGCAGATGAACACTTTGTTATCTGCATTTGAGATTAATCAAAAGATGTTTTCAACAGAAGAGAAATACCTCTCTGCTGTTGAATATATAGAAGCAAGAAATGAACTTTTATGGCAAATAATGATGCCATAATACATAATAGATTTAGCTTTCTCATCCTTTAACCCACTATTAACAGTGGTTTTTTTTGTGCATATAAAAATCATGAACAAACTTAATCCTAAAAACATCATTAAAGTCAGAGAATACACTAAAACCAGGTCATCCAAAAACCAAATAGTTCAGATTGATCTGCCAGACCCTCAACCCGGAGCGCAAGAACTATTTTATGACAACTACGCTGATGTCTGCATATATGGGGGTGCAGCCGGCAGTGGAAAAAGTTATGCTATGTTACTAAAAGCGGCTAAATATTTAAACGTGCCTGGTTATGGTTCAGTAATCTTCAGAAGAACTCGACCGGAAATAACTAATGAAGGTGGTTTATGGGATGAGTCTAGGAGTTTATATAAACAGATTAAAAACTCGATAGCCCGTGAGTACCAGCTTGACTGGACATTTCCCAATGGTAGCGCGATTAGTTTTGGTCATGCTCAGTATGAGAAAGATGTAGAAGACAAGTACCCTGGTTCGCAGATATGCCATATCGGTTTTGATGAACTGACTAAGTTTACCGAGCGTCAATTCTGGTTTCTCTTTTCCCGTAATCGTTCCGCCTGTGGGGTCAAGCCTCGCATAGATGCAACTTGTAACCCTGATGCTGATTCATGGGTAGCCAAAATGATTAGTTGGTACATTGATCAAAATACCGGATACCCCATAGAGGAACGGTCAGGAATTATCCGTTATTTCTATCGGATTAATGGAGAATTGCACTGGGGTGATACTGAAGATGAACTCATGCACAAGTTTCCTGACTTAGCAGAAATAGCACCGCCTAAAAGCTTTAGTTTTATTAAAGGTACAGTTTATGACAACCCGGCACTAATAGAAACCAACCCTCAATACTTACAAAACCTATTATCGTTGCACCCTGTAGAGATGGAGCGACTACTTAAAGGCAACTGGAAAATTAAATATGAATCAGGGACTATCTTTAATCGTCAGTGGTTTGAGATTGTTAATGCAGTTCCCATTGGTGGTACAACAGTGGCATTTTGGGATTTTGCAGCCACCGCTGCTGATGTTGCCACCAAATCTAGTTTCTATAGTGTACGTACCAAGATTAAATTACATCAAGGCACGTACTATATCCTTGACTGTCACTGGGAACAGGTATCAGCAGAAGAAGGCGACTTATCAGTAGTCAAAATAGCTTACCAGGATGGCCACGATTGTAAAATCAGGTGGGAATTAGAAGGTGGTAGTGCTGGTAAACGTTATGAAGTTTCGCTAAAGCGTCAATTAGCGCAATTTGACGCTAAAGGAATTAAACCATTGGGGGATAAAGTGACCCGTGCCTTACCCATGGCGATCGCAGCCAAACAGGGAAAAGTCAAACTACTTAGGGGTGCTTGGAACGACCAGTTTCTTGCTGCAATACATGAATTTGATGGAAGTAAGAAACCCCTCACCAATGACATTGTAGACAGTGCCGATGGTGCTTTTAGTGAATTGGGCAACTCAGCACCTCGAAGCACCTTTGTGGGCGGAAAAATCAACAATCCGTTTGCTTAGTATCTTCCTTGTTCTGTAGCTTTTTTAATCGTCTTTTTCTGCTGTACTCACGCATATATTCCCGTTGCTTCTCGCGCTGTTCTTCAGTCATGTTGTCTAACCATCTTTGCCTAGACTCACGCTGCTTTATTAATTGGTCTTCTGTCATGTTAGCAGCCCACTCACGATTAGCTTGACGCTGCTTTTCCTTCTGTTCTTCTGTCATGTTTTCTGCCCATTCACGTTTAGCTTGACGCTGCTTTTCCATCTGTTCTTCTGTCATGCCGGCAGCCCACTTACGTTTACGCGCTTTACCTTTTTCGGTAGCGTTGTAGCGGGCTTGAGTTTCTGGATGGTAAGTCATATTGTCTTCCTTTTGATTTGTAATCATTAACATAGTCTATCTATTAACCTTTGTCAATGTGCCTAAGAATTATGTACTTTAAGTATAAATAATATTTACTAAAGTTCAGTACATAAACTTGTTGACAATAAATAGTGGAATAGACTATAGTAGTTATATAAACAAAAAACAGGAGACAAAAGCAATGACAGACCTATTTAATTTATGTGAACTCAACTTCCAGCTTCACTGGAAACGTTTGGGTACTATTAAGTTTATCAAGTTACCTGTATTTAAGATTGAGGTTATTCAAGGGTCTACCCTTGAATATGGAAGATTAGAGTTTACATGGGATATTTCCCATGTAGATATCTCAATGCCAGTTCTTTATTCTGAGTACATCAAAACTACTCAAGAAGTTTACGATTACTATTGGGCTGCTTACGAGAACTCAGGCGACCCTGACGACATCCCTTTTTAATCGTGCCAATTGCCTGTCCCTGGCTAAAACCTTTACAGGGCAATAAGTTCAATGAATACCGTTCAAAATCCCCAGGAACGGTTGGCACGATTGAATAACGAGATAATCAGCATTTGGCATGATTGAGCCTGTTTAAATTTAATTTAAACAGGCAATTTTTATGGCTTTTTGTCCTTTGGCACGATTGCTTAGGGACAAATTAAATAAACTACACCTGCTTAAACTTTAATTTAAGCGGGTTTTTTATTATCATTGGTAGTAGTTATCTATTTGTCACAATGACTAACTACCAAATTCGATATGGAAGCAACGCCAAAAAGCATAAAAAAAAGTGCCGCAACGCACATATAAGAACCCATGGGATTTGTTGTGTGTGCTTGATTAATAAGTCTGAACAAGTCCACCACTCTAGTTATAGGAAGTCAGGAGACAGATATGGGATTAATATTTTCCCAGTCTGTAGACACTGTCATAAAACTGTCTGTCATAGTCCCAAAAATTGGATTATAGACTCTGTAAATCCAGAATGGAAGAATCATAATACCGCTGAGTTTACAGCCCGCCTAAAGCGAAATTATCAACGGTTGCGGAAATTAAAAATATAATGCTACAATTAAAAATATAATGCTACAATATCTACATGAACTCATAAAAAATATGAATTTTATAAAAGATTCAGATAAACTTAAAACCGAATTAAGTAAGCTAAAAAGTGCCGTTGATAACTTTAGAGTTACAGCCAATATAATTTATCAGGAACTCATTAAAAAACCCTCTTGATAGTCAAGAGGGTTGCAATTATGGTTTAATTTTTTTCTTCATCTTCATCTGTGTCGTCATCATCTTCATCTTCATCACCGTCTTCATCGCCGCCATATAAGTCATGAATGCTGTTAGCTTCTTTAACAACTACACATTTGCCTAACGCAGGAACGTAAGCGATCGCCTGTGCCTTGCCGTCTTTCCATCTATACTTCATACTTGTTTCCCGTGTTTTGCTTATGTAACTACTATAGTCTATCAAGTTATTTATTGTCAATAGATTTTAGAAAATATTTTATAAATTCTTAAAGCCCTTGATTTACAAGAGATTGGGGATTATTGGGGTGCAACTGGACAGCGATCGCTCAAGTACCCAACCGTAAAATAGCTACACAAAGATATTTGTAAAAGTTCAGTACACAAACTACTTGACAATAAATAGTAGAATAGACTATAGCAGTTACATACACAGGAAACAAGGGAGACACAAATGTTCATTGAATTTGAAACTGACAAATCTAAGCTTATTACCATTGATGCCACTGAAGTCAAAACCTGGGATAAAGAGTCCCTGGTAAGGTATGCTTCTGAGCAATTAGGAACTGATTACGTTGACTGGAAGGTCATCAGGAAACTGAAAGATAGAGTAGTTACTATAGACTGGCGACCCTTAAAAGTCGCCTATAGGCAAGAATGGCTCACGCTTAAACGACCACCGCGCAAGTTTCTCATGTCTATTTAATTTTAAACCCCCCGGATTAGCACTAATCCGGGGGGTTTGTTTTTGAATAATTAAATGACATCAACCACAGATGGGTACCACTGTAGCGACTGGACGGTTTTGTTATGTCCCTTTGCAGTATCTAAAACCACTTGGGAATATTGTTTTCCTTCCTCTGTGGGTAGCCATAAAGGGTTGCTGTTGGGGGTGTTTTTGACCTGTAATCCCTTTTCAGCTAGTAACGAGTTCATCTTTTGTGCTGACAATTTCACCCCGGTTCTAGCTTCATATAGTTCCGCTAGTTTGCCTGGTCTGATCAGCTTATCCTCAACAGGAATACTTAGCAGTGACTTTGATTCCTCCATCGCCGAAGCGAGCGCCGGGTAAATCTTGGCTATTTGGTTAGCCTTGACTGCGGCTTTTAAGTTGGGGTGAACGTCAGTACCATCAAGTATTAAATCTATAAGTATACTTGCATCTTGACACAATCCCACAAGCCCCCTATCCTTAGATTCTTGTTTTTCCCAACCCACCTGTTTTTGCATCCATACCCGGACACCAATGGACGTAAAAACAGTATCCACAAGTTCAGCTTGTTTCTTACAATACCTACCAGCTTTATATGCGTAGTATTTCGCTATGACTGCGATCGCTACATCTGGTATTCCTGCTTCTGACCACGAGATTTGTTCCCCACTATCAAACCCATACTCTGTAAGCATTTCAGCCAATTTAGAGGGGTTTTGTTCACCACTCTTGAAGCTACTCAAAAGTGAAACATGATCAACATCCATCAGTCTAGCGACCGCACGAATAGAGGCTTTACCCTTACCTTCGGAGTCAACGGTAATTTCATTCTTGATTTGTTCAACGATTAATGCTAAATTAGTCATGACAGATTAACCCGCTCTTACGGGTGAAATGTTAACCAGCGATACAACCGTTCTGAGTGCTACTACACTCTTTACGGTGCTGGTTTCAATTATTATAGCACAGCTTTTAATACATTGCCAAAAAACTCACAATAACCACTGACTAATTACCGCTTGTGCTACCTTTTCCATCATGCGCGGTGGTACACTCATACCTATCATATATTTACCTATCCTTGTACTTCTGGCTTTATAATCATCTGGAAATGAGCCTAAGCGTTTATATTCTCTATAAGTTAGTTTTCTGCATACATCCCAGTGCGTATATAGTTCCGGTGTAGAACTAAGCGTACTAGCAGGGCAACTATCATCTAACCTAATATTGTTAAAGCAAGCATTACGTTTCTCTGTCTTTAATAAAAAAGTTTTGTACATATCACCTTTGCGTGTATGCTCCCAACACTTAATATCGTTGGGACTAGGACGGGTTTCTTTAATTTCATCCTGTGTAAGCACTTGCAAATCACTAGTGGCTTCTCCCGTGCTAACCCATCGGTGCTTAGGTGCTAATATCAGCTTAGGCTTATGAATATCGTTGCGTAGTGCAATAAAAAATACCCGTTCTCGTCTCTGCGGTACACCACAGTCCGCAGCATTAACTAAGAATAGTTGGGGGCTGTAACCAATAGCTTTGAATCTGTCAATAATGAGTTTGCAGTAACCTTTAGCATTACCTAATATTAACCCCTTGACATTTTCAGCGATCGCCACCTTGGGTTTTAGCTTTTGAACTAAGTTTAAATAATCAAAGAACAGGTCATCAAGAACCTGTACAGCTTGACCTTCCCGAAAGTGTTTTTTCTTCCCCCAGTCCTTTTCTCTGTTCCCTGATACTGAAAAATTAGAACAAGGAGGGCTGCCATCTAATATATCTAAGTGATAGAGTTCACTGGGCAACTGTTTCTTGATTAAGTCTTTGACTGGACACAAGAAATAATGTTGAGGATTAAGATTTAGCTGATAATGATAAGCCATTTCCGGATCAATATCATTAGCAGCAATGACATTGCAGCCTGCTAGTTTATAGCCTAAAGAACTACCACCACCGCAACTAAAAGTTGACATTACCTTTAGTCCATTTTGGGGTATAAGCTTCAAATCTTTTAAGTACCAGGCGTGGGGATTATTCATTTTTTATCATTGTACTGAAAACCACATTTAGGACACTTGTGGTCAAATTCAAACTCATCTACATTGACTTCCTTGGTTGACGATTTTGGGCTGTAAGGTTCATTAATTTCCTCTTCCTGTTCATCATCCAGAAAACTTAATTCCAATTCCCCAAAGCCCGTTAAACCCAGATCAAATTCACTATCCTGTAGAAACTCAAAATCCAGTTTCAACATATCAGGATCAAATCCAGTGTTCATGGTCAGTTTGTTATGTGCTAACCGATATGCCACTTTTTGAGCATCTGACAGCCCAGTAACTTGAATTACGGGAATTGTACTATCACCCCGTTTCTTGGCTGCTAAAAGCCGACCGTGACCTTCTAGTATTTCACCATTCTCATCTACTGCCACCGGGTCGAGAAAAGTAAATTCCTCAATGGAGTTAGCTATCTGTTCAATGTGAGAATCAGGGTGCAACTTAGCATTGTTCTCATAAGGAGACAGCCGATCAATATCCCATTCTTCTATCTGGCTACGCTTGATTTTGTTCATCAAAGTACCACTTATACGCTTTTTTCATTACACGCTGTATCATATCACGTTTATCATCACTGAGTCCAGTAAACTCAATTAAGCCATTCACTTTTTCCTGGGAAATATCCCTCAGGAGTTGCTTTAGGGCAACTCCCACAAATGCAGTACCTAAAATCTCAATTCCTGTAAAATCCAATTGCACCAACTCATTACGTAGTAAGTGGTAATGAATTGCCTTATATACAGTTTCTCCATGCTCAATAGCGATCGCACCATGTCCAGTAAAATCAAAAATCTTAAATATCTTCATTATCTTCACTTGGATCAATAATTTGGTAGCCTTCCCTAGATAGCTTATCAGCAGCTGCGTTGACATCAACAAAGTATTTAATCCCTCTAGTCTCATTAATGGCACTTGTTGACCGCTGCAATGCCTGTGACCATTGATTTGTTTCAGGTGCGCTATGTAGAGAAATTGCTTTCTTTCTTTCTTCTCCCGTCAGTTCTAAATCTTCTGCCAATTGTCTAGCTTTAACCTCAATTATTTTAGCCACATAATCCCTAGCAAGTTTGTGTACTTTGTAATTTTCAATGACAATTTGAGAGAGTTCATCTGATATTTTCTCAGATGCTTTCTGTATAGTTTTAACTTGAATAGTTGTCTTTAGGGTGTCTTGGTACTGTCGCCTTTGGTCTACCCATAATTCTCGTCTTACCCATACCTCAACAGTTCCCTTACCCAAGCCAGCCTCGACAGCCAGTTTTCTAATACCTATATCCTCTTCACTTTCAACGTAGCGACGGCGACACTGTTCTTTAGTCCAAGGTTTTGGTAGTTTTTCCCATTTCATAGTATTAAAACCTCAACATTTTTATTTTTAATAATTACATATAATTAATTGTTATGCACAATATCAGTAGAAATATCTTATAATTTTTATTGAATATATAGCCCGATTAGACTTGATTAAGGTCTAAATATTTGAATTAAACTCAGTTCCAACTTAAACACCTTATCGCTAGATGGTGTCCACTTAAACGTCTCGCAACGGTACAAAGTGGAATTAAAGTAGAAAGGCTTACTTAAATTATTAGTTAAAAAAGTATCAATCTCTGAATAAGTAAATAAACTATCAATGGTCAAGGTCAAAGTCTGCGTACCGACCACCTGGTTAAGCTGGTTTCTATTCCCTTTCTCATCCACACCACCCTGGTAGTTTTGAGATAAGAAACTTGCTTCAAAACTTATGGCATTATCCCAACTGATTTTAAGAGAACTAGGCGCATTTGGGAACATAATGATAAAGCTGTCAGCATTACTGACAGCACCCTTAATATATCTGAGCTTGACATTATTATTGTAGCGTAAAGTTTCTGTTTCAATTGCCTCAATGTCATATATTTGGTTTAAATGCTATAATATTTAAACCTAGTCGCGTGGTGATGTTCTCAGCATCAATCCACCACTAGGAGTAGGTCCAACATACCCACGCATCTATTTTACCATGAAAACTTTTGAATTTAAACTTGACCCCACGGTTGCACAGGTACAAACGATTAATCAATGGCTAGACAAACTCAAGTGGGTTTGGAATACAGGGCTGTCACTCAAACTAGCAGGAAGACAGAAATATTATAGAGAGAAAGAAATAAGCGATCGCATTATTCCTGATGGTGTAGTTTTGCAGTGGAAATGGCGAAAGGTTGTTACTGAAGACAAGAAAGGTAAGTCTACTGAGAAGTGGGAAAAAGTCCGCTTAGTCGGTACAGGTGTCATCAGACCTAAAAGCGGTCATCCTTACTGTGAAATTAGACAACATTTGAATATTGAAAACCCTGATAAATATGGACAATGTGAATTTTATAGGAGTGACAATATTCCCGACTTTATGGCAGATGTTCCCACTAAATTTAAGGCAGGGGTAATTGATTCTTTAAAGAAATCATGGAAAGCTTACGTTACCCCAAAACACCCCGGTAGAAAGCCAAAATTCAAAGGGAGAAATGATAAAATCAAGTCACTTGTTAATCTCAATGCTGGGGGTTTATCCAAAGAACTAAAACCGGAAAAAATACCCGGCTCAAATAATGGCTATGTCCAGTTCCCTAAACTTGGTAAAATTAAAGTTAAAGGATTATTTGATAGATATGACTGGCAAGAATGGGGTCCTGCCAGAATAGTTAAAGAACCATCAGGTTACTATCTTCATGTATGCGTTGATATCCCCAATGACCCATTACCAAAATCTGATAAAGCAGTAGGAATTGATCCGGGTTTACTATCAATTATCACCACAGATCAGGGGAGAGAAATAGAACCGCCTAAGCTATTTAGGAAACAACAAGCAAAGCTAAGACGGTTACAGCGTAAAGCGTCTAGGCAACAAAAGGGAGGATGTAATCAGAAGAAAACCTATCAAAAAATAGCTTTACACCATGAAAAGATCCGCCGCAGCCGTAACGCTTTTAACCATAAGTTATCTACTAAAGTTGTGCGTGAGTATTCTGGGATTGTGATGGAAGACTTAAAGATACAAAACCTGAACCGTAAGCCCAAAGCCAAGAAACGTGAGGACGGCAATGGCTATGAACAAAACGGTGCAAAACGTAAAGCTGGGTTAAACAAAAGTTTTGCTGATTCAGCACTGGGTGATTTAATCAGTAAAATTGAAACAAAGTGTAAAGATACTGATAGAGAGTTTGTAAAAGTTGCTGCTCATTTCACTACGGTTGACTGTTCAAAATGTGGTGCTAAAATAAAGAAAGCATTGAGCCAAAGAACTCACCGCTGTACAGAATGTGGTCACACAGAAGGACGTGATTCTAATGCAGCTAAGAACATCTTGCTCAAAGGCAAAAAACAATTATCAGCAGTGTACCGCGCTTGGGCGTGGGAACATGGGGAAACCCGAAAGCCTGGCTCTGATTCCAATACGGGATGTCACCAGGAAGGTGTGCAAGCACCACCGGAGGATGGATATTCCTCCCAATTAAACCCCGAAAGGGGAACTCAGCGCGGAAGGGGGGATGTAAAAACCTCTAAAGCCGTGAAAACAACCTCAAAGGTAGACACCGTAAGCAATCCGAACCTTGACAATTTACCAAGCACCCGCGCACCTTACCCAATAAGCATTTCAGCTAATTCAGCGAAAACTCAAAAACCTGGAACAAAGAAAAATAAGAGATCCGCGCAATCAGGGGATGAAACCTTTACACAGCTTACGATCTGGGATACGGCAGGTGAAACCGACCTTAGGGAACTGGGTTAATTGCAAGGCAAGAAAATTCAACTCTAATCTCTTTTTTTGAGCTTCAAAGGTGAAACCGACCTTAGGGAACTGGGTTAATTGCAAGTGTCGACCTAAATTCCATCAACCCTCCCGGTTTGGGTGAAACCGACCTTAGGGAACTGGGTTAATTGCAAGATTTGATTCAAAATCAGGAATAAAAAACATCGAGTTGGTGAAACCGACCTTAGGGAACTGGGTTAATTGCAAGTTAGCTTCTATCAAAGATTCAATATTCAGAAGGTGAAACCGACCTTAGGGAACTGGGTTAATTGCAAGACTCTTATCTCATCATTAGTGCCGGTGCTATTTAATTGGTGAAGCCGACCTTGGGAAACTGGGTTAATTGCAAGATTTCCTAATAAGAAATAATGCTATAATAGGGGTAAAACCTACCCCTTAAAAGCTATGGAATTAATGGATATCAGCAAAGAATTGGCGTTCATCAACAAGACAGATTGGAACAACCCGGAACTAAAAGCTAGTGCCATAAACCTAATAGTGGCCTATAAAACCATATCAGATTATGCTCAGTATTACGACAAAACCATGAACGAAGTAACCACTGTAGACTTAATAAGCAGTTTCATCGCCAAGGACTACGCCGAAACATTCCAATTAAACAGTGATGGTAGAGTTGATTTTTAGCTAGATCGCAGATTATTTAAACAATAAAAACATACCCTCAAAACGCGGTGGTCAGTGGTTAGGAACTACTGTAGGACGGGTACTTGAGCAATTGTTTCCTAATAAGAAATAATGCTATAATAGGGGTAAAGGTGAAATCGACCTTGAGGGACTGAGTTAATTGCAAGGTGTAAGTTAAAGTATTAAATTGTGTTTCAGCGTGGTGAAACCGGACTTGAGGGACTGGGTTAATTGCAAGAATTCAAGCAAGCAAGCGAAACAAATATTTTCTAAAACCACTTGACAGTAAACAAAAAATAAGATAGACTATATTTATAAATCAGGAGACAAGGAGACAAAACAATGAAGCTTAGACAATTTAAAGATGTACCAGTCTGCGGGTATTTTTCCCTAACGGACGATAACCAGGTGTACGTCAAGATGTCCGCAGGGAAAATTAGAGCCTTCGGCGGAAACGCGGATATTCGCTTTGGACGGAGAACCGCTGAAGTTCAATATTATGGACAAGACATGAATGATGTCTTGGCTGTTTCAACAGTGTTATAGTTGCATTGTAGGTTTCAACCTGATACCCACTAACACGCTTTAGTGGGTATTTTTTTATTTATTCAATAAGTACGCTTTAAAATTGCTTTATAAATTCTGAACCAAAGTCTATTAGCTTTTTGTCATTTTTAAGCGCGGCGGCGGGCATAACCTGATCCAATGAGTGATTTATCTGTTCTCTAAAAATATTTACTTTTAAGCCAGGAATAACAGATATCTGTTGTATTAGTTCTTTTCTTAAAGAAGCTTTTTTATTTACGCTTAAGCTAAAGATTGTTAATTAAGACTGTTAATTAAGATTGTTTAATAATATAGATGAAACCTTAAATTCAACGACTCCAACGTTACTTTTAACGACTCCAACCTTACTTTTAACGACTCCAACGTTACTTTTAACGACTCCAACGTTACTTTTAACGGATCGAGAATATAAGGCTTTCAAGGCTTTCTTTACTAAAATAAAGACACCTGAACTGGGTTAATTGCAAGTGGACTCATAGGAGAAACAGGAATTACAGGAATTGGTGTTATTTCCGCCATGAAGGTACTTGATTGTAGTTGAGTGATGTAATTTACGCTTTACTATCTATAGCTTCTTGTCATTTTTAAGCGCGGCGGGCGGGCATAACCTGATCCAATGAGTGATTTATCTGTTCTCTAAAAATATTTGTCTTTAAGCCAGGAATAACAGATATCTGTTGTGTTAGTTCTTTTCTTAAATCCTCTTATGAGGGGCATTCCGCTTAGATACTTCCTCTTTAGATAATTCTTTAATTAAATACTTATTGGAATAGATATTTATTATATAGCAGATTTTCCGTAGCCGGATTTTCCGTAGCCGGATTTTCCGCTTGTGGTTTTTCCGTAGCTGGTTTTTCCGCTTGTGGTTTTTCCGTAGCTGGAAAACCTGATTGTGGATAAAAATAGCCATTAAAGACATTGGATTATTGAAAACGATGATTCACATCATGCAACTATAATCAATCCCTTTAATGGCAAAAATAATATCAATTCCCGAAACTTTAAAACCAATCCCTTTCGCCGGGACAGCGTTTAACTTTTTTGCAAGGTAGAAAATGCCCTGAAATATGCCCAACCCATCTACTGTGTTCATCTACTAAAGTCCGGCTAAAATCAGCGTTAAGCAGTTGGCACGGTCGAATACTTATTCCGCATCCAGGGCAACGACTACCACCCCAGGAAGCCGAAGAAAGGTTATAGCTCCTATGGATTTGTTTAAGCGCGATCGCATCTAATTTCCTTAGTTGCTGTTTTAGTTGATGTCGGTTACGTCGCTTACTTCTTTTCATATTGTACAATTTACAACTTTAAAAATTCAGTACAAAATATATTAAAATACGGACAATTTCTTATTGACAAGGATAAAATATTGTGTAATGATATAAATATAGAGACAAGGGAGACAGCCCAAGCCTCTATTAACCAAGTGATTAGGAGTATTGTACCATGGGTGTTGCACTTATCGTTAAAAAGTTAAAGTCAGCGATCGCCAGGCTGAGAAACCAAATAGCTATAGGCGTTAGGAATGCTCGTAAGTACATTATTGCCCTGATTGACTGCGAGAATAAGCTTGCAAGTATAGAGGCTGCTGTTCAACCCCCTCTTAAGTCTGTCACCACCCCAGTGCAACTGAACTTAATGGACTTTCTTGTTCCCACATATTCAGAGGAACAAGTTAAAAAGGCCTTTATTAAGGTCGGTGGCTGTCTGCAAAGGTATTGGAAACCTGAAATGCTCAGATTAATTCCTGAATTGATTGGGTTAAAAATCAGACCGTCTGATCCTTGGGATTGGATGAGTCAGTTTGCACCCATTCAGGAGATGGAAAAACTGGGATGGAGTGACCGGATAATCGGTTACTGTATAGGCGCAAGTAAAATCCTGTAATAAAAAGGACACTTATGTTTAGGTGGGAAAACGAATCGCAATTAGCGCAATTGGCGCATGACAAGTTTATGGCTCAAGCATTAGAAAATAGATTAAATTATGAAGTCAAAAGGGATGAAGATTTGTACTTCTCATCTCAGTACAGCAAAAGTGGTACACCATTATCAGCCCTGGTTCTGACAATGGTACAGAATAGCATAATGAAAGCCACGTATTACAAGCATCAAGTTTTCATGGATTGTAGCATTCATGATGCTGTAAATAACGCCTGTATTGTATTGGGTGAAGATGAAGAAAGCTTTGCGCCTTATCTACGCGACAAAGGGACAGAAGTTGAAATTTATTTGCAATGACCAGGAAACAGGAGAGCATTACGCTCTCCGTCTCAATGGAAGACAAAGCCAAGCTAGAGAATAAAGCTTTAGAGTTTGGCTGTACGTGGGGTGAAGACCCCAACATTTCTAAGTTCATGAAACTAATAGCTAATGATGAGTTGTTAGTTTCTAAACCAAATAAACCCGCAACCCAAAAGCGGGCATTAATCAAGGATGCAATCAACAGCATCCAATCAGCACTAACAATTTTATTGGAGTTAATTTAATGCAAGTATACCTACTCACATCTGGTGAATACGACGATTACCAAGTTCACGGTGCTTTCGCATCCATGGAAGATGCAGAAAGAGCAAAAGTCCTGTGGGGATTTAAAGATGATGAGTCAGCACAGATTGAAGAATTGGAAGTCTTGACAATTCCAGAATTGCCGAAGCATAATGAAACTCCGTATACGGTAAAAATTCCTGCTAAAGAGGAATACCCTGTATATGTCTCCAAAGGATGGATTGGAATAAATTCATCTGAAGAGGGCTATTCTTTTCTCGAAGACGTATATAGATTTTACGTCTATGCCGTATATGAAGAGGATGCTAAAAAGAAGGCAATTTCTTATTTACAAGCCACTTTGTCAAAGCTGGCATGGCAAGAGCAGCGGCGATCTGATACATGGTATCCAGTGAAGTAGCTTATTTCCACTACCCACTAATACGCTTTAGTGGGTAAATACACTGTTTATTAATAAACAGTTACCAGTAATAAATTGTGCCTAAACAAATTACCAAGAACTTGATGGTCTTGCAACAGATCAAATTGTTCCTCAAGAGAAAGTTTTAACGCTGATATTTGATCTCTGATAATCCCTTCAATAGCCCCCCACACAGCGTCATTCATCATAAAGCTAGTGGAAACAGGAGAAAGATAATCAGCCGTACACAAAAGAGATTCTAAAGTTTCTTCATAAGCACTAATGCAAGACAAAGGCGACCTTAATTCAACCTTTTCAGGAGTAACTTTGCTATTATTAAAAAAATACAAAGATTGTGTCATAATTATACCCAAAATCATTAATTTAATATTAACTTACTTTTGAAAGCCGGATTAAAACTAGCAGCTAACACTCATAACATAGCTACCATAAAACTTTAAATAATTATAATTATTCGTGATACAATAATTGTTATGTTTCCCTATGAAAAGCAGGAAACTACATTAATTCTATAGAAAGTAGAGAAAAACTATGTCTGCATACGAAGAAGGATATGATGCTGGGTTCAACAATCAACCTTACAATAATCCCTACCCAGAAGGAACAAGAGACAACGAGCAATACTTTTATGGCTACTGCATTGGGGAAGACATGAGTGAAGCTGCTTATGGCTGATCAGCTACCGTAAAACACGGGCTACCGCAGAACACGGACTAACATAATCCCCGTGTTTATTGTGTCTCAATAAAATATAAAATAATTTAGGAAGTTGAGTAATAGCAATTTCCAGTAACAAAAATGAACAGTCATTGATTATATATATCCCATAGCTGACAGTATGGCGATCGCGCAACCACACCTGACATATTAGACCCTCTTTAGCGTTTTTATAATATTTATGAGTTATTTTTGCCTGTATCATGCGGTTAAATTCTTCACTGATATAAGCAAAAGATAATTTAGTGTCTTTTCGCATAGGAATAGATTTAGACGCTTCTATCCATAATGTGTAAGAGTCTGCTTGAATAAGATTGTTGTTTATGTATGGTGAGTCTAAGAAATAAAGGGACACACGATTAAAGCTTGTAGTTGCTAATATCTGCCGCATATATCCTTTAATTTCTGATTCTTGATTTGGGGATAACTTGGGTCTGTTCTTGTTTTTAAAAACTTTCTTATCTAATCTTTGCAATGATGGAATTATTTTAAAATGCAGTAAGTAGACTAAATATGATATTAAGATTAAAGCGATTAATGTTACTTCCATAAAGCTTATTCCCTTTTGCAAAAATCATTAAGTACCACATAATTATTATATCAATAAGTGTAGTCATATTTGCGATTAAGTGTTATAATTAAAATACCAGCACCGTTAAGAACGGTATCAACATTCCTAACGGTTATGTCACTGGTAATCAACTTAAAAATAAGAGGTGGATATGAATAGTTTAACACAAATTGACGTAATTGACAGAAATGGTAAACTGGTTGTTGATTCCCGACTCATTGCCAGGGAGCTAAGTATTGAGCATGAATCATTTGTTAGAACAATCAAGAAATACTGGACAGAAATTCAAGAGTTTGGATACCTCCGATTTGAAAACGGAACTGCAATAAACTCAGTCGGTGCAAAGAATACAACCGTTTTCTGTTATTTGAATGAAGACCAAGCTACTTACGTAATGACTTTATCCAAAAACACTGATAAGGTTAGACAATGTAAGCGATCGCTGGTCAAAGCATTTAAAGATGCTAAAGCCGTCATAAAAACCGTTATTCCCCAACAGTCAGAGCGTATCCGTGAGCTAGAACTTCAGTTAGCAGTTGCCAAGGAAATTAACAAAGGCAAAGAAATAGACTCGTCTATGCTCACTATGCACGGCAAAGAAACAGTTTTAGCATTAAGAGGGATGTCAGATCAGATTGTCAAGTCTGAAGTTTTGGCTACTGAGATTGTGCAACTAAAAACGGGTAAAGTATCCAAAATCCTGACTGCTGATCAACTCAAAGCAGAAATTAAAAAGCGTACTGGACAAAAGATACCTTCGCTTAAATGGGTAGCTGATAAATTACGGAACATGAACCGTGATGATTTATTAATACCCGTTACGAGGCACTCTACTAGTGAGTATGTTGCACCTGATTCATTGGATGAAGTCATTGATTTAATATTTGGAGATACTAGACAAAGATTAATTGGTGAATAATTCCCATACCCACTAATACGCTTTAGTGGGTATTTTTAAAACAATGACAACTGCTGATAAGGTGGCTTAGTCTTCTCTTCAATCTCTACCTGTTCCTCTACAGTTAAGCCTCTCTCAGTAATGGGAGTGTTTAAGCGTTTATGAATAATATCAACATATTCCCGTTCCTTCTCAATGCAGATATAGTTTCTACCAAGTTCTTTACAGGCTAGTGCCGTTGTACCACTACCAGCAAATGGGTCAAGGACTAAATCGCCGGGGTTGGTTATCCACTGAACCAATGTAGATATCAGTGCTACAGGCTTTTGTGTGGGGTGAATGGTTCTTTCATGGTGTTTTAAGCAACTTTTATTTGGTGCTTCAATAACATCTGTTTGTTGTCTTGTACCCAGGTTTTTTGAGATATACCCGTCCTTAGTCCATGCAGAAGTATTTGCTCTATCTATTTGATTTTTGCCGTCTCTAATATAGCCAGTATTTTTTTGTTTTTTTCATAAGGCTCTCCTGGCAATAATATTTTGTTATAAACAAGGTTTGATACTTTATGTTTTGGGTGAGCAAATATACAGTAAGGTTCGCTTTTGCTCATAGGTTTCTTGGCTGTATGAGTTCTCATTACTCCGCTTTGTTTCAGCCACATTCCTGACCATCTAATAGGATAAATACCGCTAAACTTAGCAAGTAATTCAATACTCCCAAATACAGCTAATTGTCCATCACTTTTAAGTTTTGGTAATAATAATTTTAAGAATAAGTCAACATCAAAGCCTGTTTTATCAAAGTTTAAATCAGTTGTCATGTAAGGCGGATCTGTGATTACAGCGTCAATAGAACCATCAGGAATATCTTTCAAAACTTCAAAACAATCACCATGAATTATCTGATTAATCATGCCCTGGCTATCAATAAAATACATAATTATTATATCAATAAGTGTAGTTATATTTGCGATTAAGTGTTATAATTAAAATACCAGCACTTCAAAAGGTGGATACAGCCACCCATGAAGTCTTATCGCTGGGGTCAACCTAACTAACAGGTCAACTATGACTACTTTAACAGCTTTTAATTTTAATAACAACCAAGTCCGCGTTTTGATGATTGACGGCGAACCTTGGTTTGTAGCTAAAGATGTTGCAGAAATTTTTGATTATGCCGATTTATCAAAAATGCTGAACCTCGTAGATACTGAAGACAAGGATGTGATTAATCCCAAAAAATTAGATTCCGCCATTTTGGCGGAATCCTTTAGCAGCAATACTTTCAAGGTTTCAATCATTAATGAGTCTGGATTGTACGCTTGTATTTTTGGAAGTCATAAACCACAAGCTAAAGAGTTTAAGCGGTGGGTAACATCACAAGTATTGCCAGCGATCAGGAAATCAGGTAGTTATCCGGGTGTGACTCCCATGCAACCGGAAATGCAACAAATAAGTACAGCGATAGATTTAGTATTTGCTTGTACAGCCATAGACTCACGTTTAATAGCAGGGGTCAAAGCTAATCAGATTGCCAAAAGCTATCCTGCGTTAGCATCTGCCATGGAAGAATCAAAAACCCTCTTAGGCATTCCTGTAGAGAAGGAACTGGTGCGCCCTGGTAAATTGGCAGAACTTTATGCTCAAAAAACAGGGCTAGAAATTTCCGCTAGAAGGATGAATTTACTCTTGATGGAAAAAGGGATGCAAACTAAAAATACCAGCAGTTCTAGCCCGTTGTGGTTGCCAACGGAAGAGGGTAAAGAGTATTCTCAAATAGTTTTGGATACAGCTAAAGGACATAATAAAACCGTCCAGTCCCTACAGTGGTATCCATCTGTGGTTGACGTAATTTAATTAAGGCTACCCACTAAAGCGTATTAGTGGGTACTTTTAAAACCGTTTATTTTTTTAACAAATAAATTAATTTATGATATTATTATAAGTAAATTCACATCAATAAAATATTTTATTGATGTGAAACCAACTAACCTATAATTCAATTATGCCACACGTTATTAACTTAAAGTTCCGGTCGTTAAATGAATTTCCAGTTCAACAGGGAAAAGAGTATCACGTATCAACTACTCTTAAGGATTTAGTTGAAGCTAACAGTAAAAACGAATCTCATCTTTTGTGGAAAATTCCACTAACTGCCAACGTAAGAAGACCGATAAAAAACTCTGTTACCGAATCAATAATTGAATCCTTGAAAAAGGGCGTTTCGGTTATCAGTTCGCCGCTTCATCTTGCTGCTGATTGCTCAAAAATTACTGCAAGTTTGATTAGATTGACGTTTAAAGATTCCGATGGATTGTTAGATGGCGGTCATCGGCTATTAGCTTTTTGCATGGCTGCTAATTTTAAAGAGATAGATATTTCTCAAGTTTTTGTAAACATCATAATCTATTCAGGTTTTGATGAAATTGAATTAAAAGAAAAGGCGATCGCACTAAATACCAGTAAAGCCGTCTCAAAAATGAGTTTAGCAAATTATAGCGGTGACTATGACTGGATAAAACCAGAACTTGAAAGGTACAGAATTATTTATCATGAAGGGCAATTTGGAGTGCAAACAACAAATGTTGATGGGTGCTGTACAATTGCCAGAATTTACAGCCTTATTTGGGCACTAGATCCAAGTTATTCTCCATCCAATACCAACAAAAAAAAGCATCCAAAACTTTCAATACAGGCTTCTAATTCTGTACATCGAGACTTAATACCAAAAAAACTTTTTTCGTTAGTTCACGACGCTATAGATCTTCAGTCTAAAATATTCAAAAGACTAGAGGAACAGCATCATTCTAGTGCTACAGGAACAAGGTTTACAAAAAGTGGAAACGACGCTAGGAAATATACCAAGTTGCCTAACCATGAAATACTTACCTGTGTGATAACTCAGCAATCCTTGGTTTTTCCGATAATGTCTGGTTTTAGAGTTTTTGTAGAAAAAACTGAAACAGGAGATTATAGATTGCAAGTAAGCGAGAAAACCAAGATAAGCTTGATCAAAAAAATGTTAACTAGATATTTTCACGTATCTATGCAAGTAAAATACGCAGGACAGCCTTTGTCGTCAATTGCAAAAGATGATTACGTATGGGCTGAGATGTACGATATTTGCGCTTCACTTGTAAACAATGAAACCCAATCAAGTATGTACTAAAATCCAAATAGGCACAGCCTAGGGGTCGTCGTAGGACTGCCGCAACATTACCGCTCACGTAGCGGTTTTGTTGTTTTTAATGATAATAAAAGCACCACCAAAAGATAAATATTTCTTTAAAATCTTAAATAATTATGAAACATAATAATAACATTTTTTGTGGAATGTCCACACTTACAACGTTTTCAGGAATTTTGTAAGGACTTTTACTTACTTATAATTAAGTAAAAATTATAGGTAAATTACCATGAAAAAGAAAAAAATATTGTACGGGTTAATGTTTTTATTAATTGGGATTGAAGGCTTCATTCATGTCACCATTACATCACGTCAAGTGAAAGCCTTTGATAACACAGAAGGATTATCTAAGCAGGTACAAGTCTATCAAGCTAATTCACAAAAACCGATAAAAGTACAGGAGAATTATCAAAAATCTGATTATGAAGATTTTCATGAAGCTGTTGTATCACTGAATATTATCAAAGCTTTAATTGTTGTATCTGGATGCTTATTTACAGCTGTGCTGTCCTTAACAGGTGAGACTTTGGTTAAGACAATTATTTATCAGTTTAAAGATGTTTTATTGGAAATAATGAGTAATCAAAAATATTTTGATAATATTTCCTCTGAAGAGGTACTACGAATTACTCAAGAAATGAAGCGCACGAGAAAGGAACTAAATGCAACTAGGCTATCTATGTTTAAGGAGTATGAAGGAGATCATACAGTGTTCTTGGAAGTATCTTCGGATGGTAAATATTCCTTAGCTCATGAATCACCAATCAATAAACATTTTTTTGACTACGCTGTTTTACCAATGATTAATGATAACCAAAAATATTTTTATTGTACCAACAATGAGACTTGTGAGACTTGGTTAGCAGAAAGGGGAACTGGTCGTTTCGCCATTCATTTATTCTTTTATAAGAATACTTTTGCTGGGTTCTTATTCGCTGAGTGGAATAAATTAATGTTGTTTAATTCAATATTCAAATATCAACAAAACACCGATTACTATGAGTCCAAATTAGAGGACTTAGCTGCTATAATCAATGAAGCTATTAAGGACAAAAAGTAAATCAGGTGTAAGCGGATGTTGATAAACCAAAATGGAATTATAGACTTTATTAAAGTTCGTGGAGGAGTAATTAACCTGCGCGAACTTTCTCACTTTAACCGCAAAGATATTGAAGCTTTACAGTTAGAAGGATGCATCAAAGTCAGTCGGGGAAGTAGTGGCATTGAAGTCACTTTATTGGATAAATTCACCAAGAAATATGATGGAATAACAGCAAAAGAAGAAGTACGAAAGCACCATCAAGTCATTGAAAATAAGTTGGTAGAAAAGAAAAAAACCAAGAGAGAGGCTAATGATTTCTCTCTGAAAAACAAGATATTTAGTGTTATTAAAAACGCTGATTATCCAGTGACAGCCAGTGAGATTAAAGAACAACTAATCCAGTGTAATCCTGATAGTATCTGCGCTTACTTATCAGCACTTGTTAAAGCCGGAATTATAGTTTGCAGTGAAAATAGAAAGATGTTTAGGCACTACACCACGCCCGACCGAAAAGAATTACTGGCAGGATTGAATAGAAAGCCCAAGAAACCTAAACCTGAACCAATTCCCGTTCCTGCCACTGCAGCCGCTTTAAAAGAGAAATTAGCCACAGCTAAAGACATAAATCTAAAACACAGGGTACTAGAGATTGTCGTTGATTCCGACTCGCCAATGACATTACAGCAAGTGCGATCGCTATTACCAGAATCCACTAACATCAAAACCATATCTGCATACTTATCACTGTTCGCCCGCAAAGGGGTCTTGTGCTGTAGTCGTGTTACCAAGAATAATATCAAATACTACACCACCCCAGATCGCTCTCATCTATTTGGGGACTGGACACCCCGACCCGGTTCACAGAAAGTTGCTGAAAGAATTTTAAGCGTGTTAGAAAATACTAGCATTGCTTTGGGGATTCGTGGTATATCCGCACAATCCCAAATACCACGTAAATCCGCTTGGGTTGTTATACACAAGCTAAAAAATAAAGGACTAATTGAGTTAAAGCGCACCGGATACTCTTTACATATTGCCCTCAAGTCTAATTCTTCCGCCATGGAAAGCCTAAACAAAGTTTCTGGATACACATTAAGGGACCAAGTTATTGAGTCCATCAAAAACAATAACCATCACGCTCAAAGCATTTTAAGCGACTTAATTAATGATTACTCCCTTCCACATATCCACAGAGTGTTACGACAAATGAAGTCCACAGGAGTTTTGTATTCCTGCATTAAAGGACGGCATACTCTTTATTTTTTAAATAATTAATAACAAAAAAGATGGGGACGACCCCATCAAGTCACAGGTAAACCTCAAAAAACCTATCATCATATTATTATATCAAAGTATTTTTTAAATAACAATAATTAATAAAAAAGATAGGCTATGGGAAACCTATCTTGATCTTGCATCATTATTATTTATGAGCATCTACCTCCTTTATTGTAGCACAAAAAAAGATAGGCTGTGGAAACCTATCTTGACCTTATGTATCAATTCCTGTTGAAATAATTATATCAGATTTATGCCTTCATAGAGCAATTGATATCCTAATCTTAATCGCTGCAAAAATTCTGAAGTATTCCTGTTTTTCCACAATGGATTGCTACCGTCTCTAATCCAATTCTTGGGGCTATGGCAGATAGATTGATGACAAGATAAGCAAACCGGAAATGTAGACTCCCCAATTGCATCTTTCCCATAGTAAGCATGATGTATCTCATCTGATTTTCTAACCATACATACGCAACATAAACCATGGGTTGACTTATGGGCGATCGCACACTGTTTCCGGTATTTCCTAGAACTACCATAGCGTTTATCGTAGTCCACTTTTTGCTTCTGTATCTTTTTCTTCTCTGCCATTTTCCGTTGCTGATACTTACTTTTCTTTTCGTATTTGGTAGACATTGCTGGTTTTTTGATAGTAAATAATAATCGTATTTTACTATTTAGTATCAATTAATTTGTTCAGTTCATTAGCTAATTTTTCTGCCTTCTTTTGGGATAATCCGTGCTTAATAGTTGTTAATCCATCACTGTTTTTAAAAACAATTTGCCACCATTTCTTGACAGTAATGGAAGACTGAACAGCATGAAATTTATCAATGACTAAGTTATCCCTAGCTTGCTTAAATTCGTGACACAATGCGTAAGATATTTCACTCATATTTGACTTGACCCTTTAATTTGAGAACTAAATTAATAGCAGTTTCAACAGTGGAATTGTCTGCTAATTCTGGATGCTGAGAAAGCGCGTCTAAAGACTTGACAGCACTTTTGATTAATTCACTAACAGTGACTTTAGTTATGGTCTTCATAGCTGTTTTTGAGGGGTAATGATAACTGAGAATTTAACCTTCTCTTCTTATATTTGATTAGTTGATTTAAGTGGGATAAAGCTATTGAATTATCAATAAGAGCAAAGTACACAATATTACTTTTGACATAGCTTCCTGCCCTGACTATACCCCTTGTGATGAACAATTCTAATATCTTTCTTAAAGTGGTCCCGCTACATTGATTTGGTGGTAACTTACGTAAAATACCTGTCACTGACATTGCTTCATCTGCATTTTTCAAAACATCTAAAACAGCGTTCTTGTTTTCATACCTACCAATATAAGTACCTATAATTTCATGAAGTAGGCACTCCCTTTCCGTATTAGTCCATAACCGTGTATTCCAATCAATAGAACATACCAAACTTTCCTTTTCTAATCTCTTTAAATGATAGGCGATCGCTCTAGGTCTAATCTGTGGAAACTTATCTTTCAACTCCATAGCAGACATGGGTTTATGTGCATTTTTAATCTCACTAAAGATAGAATTTCTTACTTGTTGGCAACGCTCAAGTCTGTCATTGTTACTAATTTTTGGTTGAGGCTTTACTTTAGTTTTTTTTGGGATTTGAGGGGGTTCTTTATGCTTAATGATAGTTTGGGTTGGTTGCGGTTTTTTATCGTCTTTAGCTTCAAATTTATCACAAATTAAACATACTTCATGACAGCCGATCTTTCCCGTTATTTCTATATATTGGTGCAAATGTAATGTATCTACAATACTATTGGGAAATTGTCTTAATTCTCTTAAATTAACAACTCCACCTCGTGCTTTTAAAAAGTCTAATACTTGTTGATAACTTGACATAGCAACCCTTAAACTGCATTTTTCAAAAAGAGTACATAGATATTTTATACTCTTTTTGACTGCAATTATTTATCATGTTTGCTGATGGATTTGATAACAAATTAATGGCGTTGATTGTAGTCCCCTTACTGCTTTGAACACATCAATTTCTCGTACTGAATCAAATAGATAAGCTTCACTAATCCTGGATGTAAATACAACATTAAAAATGCTGGTATCTCTGTGAATCAATCCTTGATCAGCCTGTAACACAAATCCTTTCAACTGATTACTCATCTTCCAGTCCCTCCTTTAATTTCGCCATTAATAACTCAACACCTTTATCGTTTAATTCCTGTTGGGTTAAATGTTTCCATGCTGCTTTTAACTCATCTGCTGTAGGTTGCCTTTTCAAGACTTCCTTGCACCATTTAGTCAATATTTGATAATAGTCCGCTGTGTTTTCCTGCGGTTGGGCTTCACCCTCATCTTCACTTTGATCACCACTAGTTTGTTCCATTGCATCAATATCAAATACAGGAATCAAAGCAATAAAAGGACTACCACGGGTAGGGACTACTAAGGCGTATCTCACCTGTTCTTTGTCTAAAAGTTCACACACTTGACTAAACAAATCAGATATTTCTGACTTCACGTTTAAGAGTTCCGGCATCTTAGTTAAAACGTAATTAGACACTTTACCTAGTGCCAAAAAGCAGATATTTTTAAGCGCAGGACGACTAAAACCAGTGTAGGTACTCAATGGGTTTTGTCCCATAAAAATACCGTGAATCTTCATAGCAGCGGTGAAGTTAATAATATAATTCCACATAGCACAAAGGTTCATTGCTGTGTCTTTCGGCACTTGTCCAACAAGTCCTTTCCCTTCACCAAATACCACATTAACTTCATCTTGAATCAGGAATATTTCACCTAATCCTTCACCCTTGCGGTTGTTTTTAAACTCATCCTGACGTGCATCTATAACTTTTGTGGCAAACGTAACCCATTGATCTAGATTGGTTTTGAAACCATCAAACTTGCGGCTAAATTTACACAACCAAGCTGTTAAATAGTTCTTAGGGTCTGAACCAAACACATAAGCTGGTCCTTGTGACTTAGCAGCAATCTTATTGATAAAAACACCTGCTAAAGTAGACTTTCCTGACTGAGTTTCACCCCAAAAGCTAAAGTGGTGGTTAGCACGTTCGCTCATCTTCTGTCTAGCGGAACTTTCACACAATTCATCAACCCATTCATCATCTATCCGTACATATTCAGGATACTGAGACGCTAATTCTTCCAGTAATTGTCGGGTGCTGGGATTGATAATTGATTGAACCATCTTTTCATCCACTGTCGCTATTTCAGGATTAGCCACGGCACGAGAACCTGGTAACTGTCTAGGCTCATCAATAACCGCTTGCTGTACTTGTGGCAACTCAACTAAGCCTTGTAACCCATAAGATTGCATCCAGCGGGGTCGTTCCATTTCTGGAAGTCCATTTATGTACCCTGCCAACTCACGCTTAGATTGAATAGCATTCTTGCATTGTTCAAAGGTAAACGTGCCTTTGAGTTCCTCTTTGATAATAGCGTGACTAGCATCTTCAATAGACTTGTAGAACTTCTCTTTATGCTTGCGTCGGTAGACTTCAGCGGTAAAACACGCACCTGAAAAAAGCCCAAGTAACTGTTGAATTAGCTTAACTTCACTATTTAAGTTTGGGGCAAATATCACTGGGGTAAACGTACCTGCTATTGCTGTAGCTGCAAGAGTTCCCATTAAAACCCGCTCAACATTTATCAACTTGGAATAAATGTCTTTATCTTTTGAAAATGGGTTACTATGATGCTGCATAAGAAGGTTTTGGTAAGTTAAGAGCTAATGTTATGTAAGGGTCCTTGTTTGTAGGAATTACCAATGCACAAGGAATATATTTGTTGTCAAGCAAATCCCATGCTTTTTCAAACAGCAAGCCTAATTCTGGTTTGATATCCCAGTAATTAAGGCTGCACAAGAAGTACCTCATCACGCGAGTACCCATGGCAATAAAAGAGATGTTTTCTCGCTGTTTTTTAGTGAGTCCGTCATCAAACGGTCTTTGTCTTTCCAAAATGTCGTCTCCATGTAAACCAGTTCTCTCTTGAATTATCTCAATCAATGCTGATTTACCAATACAAAATTCCCCAGTTACTATTAGTTGAAAACGCTGGTTTTGACTTGAGTTTTGTTTTTGTGTCACCAAACTATCGCATAGATCATCTAGCCAATAATCATCAAGTATGATATGTTCAGGGTATTCAGAAGACAAGGCTTCTAAGCGTTTTAAAATTGAGTTAAGATGCTGCATATAAACCTACCATGACTGCAAATAGAACTAAACCACCAAAGATGTAAATAGGGGCAAACCCCACTAAAGTTAAGTTTTTACTCATTGCTCCGTGATATCTGTGATACAACCCTAACCAATTATTAAAACCAGCAATTAGTATCAATAACAATCCTAAAAGAATCAGTGCGATCGCACCGCCGGCAGTAGAAGGATAAGCTTTTATTAAAAAGCCTAAAAGCTGGAAAGTTGCATACCCACAAAATAGTAAACCGCCATACAATAACTTATTCATCACTTACCTCCTCATGTCATATTGCAAATACAAAATCATGCTTAAGAACAATGCAATTAGTAATATTGTGATTACACTTTTGATATCTGTTACTGGCATTTTAATCATTCTCCTTACTTGCTAAATCAAATACATTTGCACAGCCAAAAGCCAATTCGCTACCAACAACAAATACTCCACAAAGAACCCTTAAAAACATAGCAGAAGGATTGCCTAATTGCTTCAAATTGATTTGATAATCAGTCCAAAATGTGTAAGATGCTACGAGCAGAAAAATTATTAATCCTACAAAAAAAACTGTATCAAATATCTTCTTTACTTCCTGATCTGCTTTAGGCTTTGTTAACACTTTGATTAGCATTTTAGGATCAAATATAACTGTCGTTACTGACAATTCAATCCCCAAAATCAAAGCCACTGCTACAGCACTTGCAAATATTCTTTGCCAATATTCCGCACTCTTTAATAAGTCATAAAAGTAGGGGTAAAGGGTGTAAGCATTGTATAAAAGCACGCCCCAACCAACTTTATTAAAGAATTGGAATAGGGTAGCGTCCGCTTCACTATTCCTCTTAAAAATCATGAAAATATTTCCTTTGCTTGAACTTCGTAGACTGTTTGAAACCCGTCTAAATTAACTTGAGTTTCCGCCGCGCCTAATTGATACCTAGACACAGCTTTGCCGTGATTAGCCTGGATACTTCTTAGACGTTCATCAACTTGCATCACTTTCTGCGTGTGCTGAACATTTATTTCATGAAGTCTCACCAACTGATCCATCTGCTGACTTCTGCTAGTTGCAATATCTTTAGCCAGTGCCAACTGGGCTTCTATTTCCCCAGTGTTTCTAGCTTCTTGAAGGACTTGTTGAGCGGAAACTCCTGCTGGCAACTTCATGGTTTCCTTGATTCTAGTTAGCGATGCACCCATATCACCAATTTTTGTGACATCAGCGCCCATCCCAGTTAATTGTGTCTTTTCTTGAGTTGCGAGTCCGGCGAAAATGTTGTCAAACATTGTTTATGCTCCTGGTTAGTTGATTTGTTAATGCTTAAAAATGCACAGAGGATTAAAGTTAATGTTGCCAAGCCTAAAAAGGTAATAGTCATGGCATTTGTCATTTTGGCTTCATCGCTTATGCGTTGCTCTAACTCTGACTTGAGGCGACGGTCTTGGTCTTTGTGATAGTCCGATGAAATTATCAATCTATCAATTGCATTGAGCGCAGGAGAACCCTTTAAAGTAAATTCACCGCTGGGCTTGTACGTAAGTTCCACTGGTTGTGGACTGATTACTTCCTCCTGTATTTCTAGGTGGCTGGGAAATTGCATAAACCACTATTCCTGATAGAATAAAGAACTGAATAAATACTGCTGCAATCATCCAATTAGACGGCTTCAAAATTGATGATATCTTCAAAAGCCTCATCGAAGATTGATCCAATCTGTTGGCGAAAGGATGCAGACTGATTTGTGTATCCCTCCAACTCACTGGACACTTTAGCAATGATATTTGGGTTGATTTGTTGGCAGCGTTGCATAATTTTAGCTGTTACCGCACTCTCAACTCTTCCACAGTTACTATCAAATACTTGGATGATTTCTTTAGTTTCAGACTCAACTGCTGTTTTCAAATTCTGAACAGCAGGTCTTAGTGCTTCAACACCATTTGCATTGGGCATATTGGTGTTACTAATCTCGCTTTTTTTACCCTTCTTTTTGGGTTCTGTTGTCGCTAACTGAGTGTCATTATTAACGACAGCAGGTAAATTATTAGCTTTATCCACTTCTTCGGCAATAAATCTAGCAGTAGCTTCATCAAATGTGTTAGCTTCTGCGTTGTAAATACTAGCCAAATTAATTCCCACTTCATTAGCGATAGACTCAGCTTTTACTGCTAATTGTTCATCAGAAATGGGATTCTTTAGATACTGCTTAATCAAATCAAATACGTTCATAATTAGCTCCTGTGACTCCTATCATTTGTTGAATTTCTTTCTTTGCTTTAGCGTTAAATGCGTTAAAACCGGGTCTTGCTTGCCACTCAGTGTAGCTACCGTCATTTTCTAATTTACGGATTAGGACTACTACTTCAATGTTTGCCATTGCTTAACTCACTTGCTATTTGTTCTTTACTTTTTTTAGAGTTTTTGTACTTACGTAGTAAAGCTTGTATTTCCTCTAAATTGCTAACTTCTTTTTCAGTAAGTGGGCTACCGTTTAACTGGTTTGTTACTGGGTCAATAAAAGAACTAAATGAACTTAAATACTGAACCGCAACTTTTAAATATCGCTGTACCTGTCTTTCTCCTACTCCTAAACGATCACCCGCTTCTTTACGACTTAACTTTGGTAGATTCATCTCATATTGTTTTCCCGTCTCATGTCCGGGTCATGTCTGGTATGTCCTCAATATAAAACCCCTCTAATAGAGCGTCAATAGATATCTGGTAAATCCCATAAATCATTGACTTCTATTTAAAGGGGTGTTAGACTAGCAAGTTTTTTTTGAACATGACCACAGCCCAGTCTGGGATGTTGTCTTTATAAAACCAAGCTTGGATTGTGGATAATGTTGGCGGCTGAATCCCAGTCCCTTGATAGTATTCGTTGATTTTCCTGTCAATGTAATTAATGCAGAAATTCTGGTATCCGTGGCATTCTGGGGAAAAACCGGCTTTTCTCGCTTCTTGTTTCGGTAAAATATCCTCAATCACCTTAACTCGTGCCATAATTTATTAGCTCCTGTGTACGGGGTCAATATCCTCCTAGTTGGTTTCAGCTTCTAGGAGGATTTAAAATAAAAATAGCATATTCCGCTATTAGTGTGCTATTAGTGAAAGAAGAATAATTAGGTGAATAAATGACTAAACGCGAAAAACCAGAAACAAGAGAACAATTGCAAGCTGATATTGCAGCACATCCTGATCGAGGCATGATTAACGGACGCAAAGTTGTGGACGATGCTAGACGGGAAGTACGCGCCAAAGTCCCTGCTGAACTTAAGCGTAAACTTTTAAGAGTGATTGCTTGCTACGGCGTGGGCATGGGAGAAGGACTGGAAATGGCGATCGCATCCCTTTGGAGACAGGAACAGCAAGTAGTCAAGCTGCATGAACAAGAAAAAGCCCAAGAATTTGGAGTCTCTGAGAAAGACATCCAGATTAAAGAATTTGGGCATTACAAAGCAGTAGGACGGCAAAAGAGACTAAATTTAGTTAATGGAGAAGCCAATGAGTAAAATTTTATTCTTAGATTTAGACGGCACTGTACGGCAAACTAAATCAGGGGCAACATTTATTAACGACCCTTACGATCAAGAATTAATACCTGGGGTAGGAGAAACAATAACCCGATATTCAGACTGGACTATTGTAGGGGTGACTAACCAAGCAGGTGTAGAAGCGCGTAAAAAGACATTAAATAGCTGCATCAAAGAACAAATGTACACAATGCAATTATTACCACAACTACAATGTATTAATTTCTGTACTACTTTTGACGGTAGCAATGGGTATAGATGCTATCCACACGGAAATGTAGTTAATTTAAAGCCAGGGCGCAATTATCGTAAACCTTCCCCAGGTATGCTTATGCAGTTCATTGAAGATTGCTGTTCATTGCCATTGGAAGATGCTTTAATGGTGGGAGACAGGGTAGAAGATGAGCAATGCGCCAAAAACGCTGGGATTAATTTTATTTGGGCTAACGATTGGAGGTAAGTATGTGGAAAATTCCTTTGTTAAGTGTTTTACAGTATTTAGAGTCCGACTGCAACGACTTTGACTTATATGATTTAGCAAAAGTCTTAGAAGCCTTAGCACTTATTTCTGCTAGTGAAATATTAGCCGATGAACTTGAGCAAGCAGCGAAAGATTACCGCAGCGGGAGCTATTCCTATAGAGCATTGCAAGAATTGATAACGAGGATTGCTAGTTATGAGTAATGTGTATCCTGAGTTATGGGTGCGGGCTGTTTGCGTTAAATTATACGGTAGCCCCATCTGCGATCGCACCTGGCGGAAATACAAGCATATTTGCAAAGTTCCCGACGGTCGCAAAACTCCCAATGATAATGAAGTATTGATTAGCAAAACTCATTGCCAGTGGTTAATGATGTTGGCGTATATTCGCAGGGAACAAAAGCGAGGTGATAAGCCCCCAGTTGGATGTAAGTCTGGTGTCACCCTCAAGCAAATAATTACTCGCTTAAATGAGCCAAGAGTTAAAGCAGCATTAGGACAGGCTTTAGGTGATGAAATTGTTATTGAAGGTATCAAAGGCTGTGATGTACCTTTGTGGTTAAATCATCAGGTGGGGCGATCGCCTCACATCAGGACACTGAGAAGATGGGCGGAAAAACACGGGCTAGAGTTCCACACTCATCTGCCCGTGCCTAGCAAAACACTGGATGCGTTTTTAAAGATTGCTTAAAATATTATACCCCGTCATTGGGGTATTTTTTTAAATAAAATATATTATAATTTGGTTGTACATTCAAGATAAATCCTTGGTAAGGAACTAACAGGAAGGTAGTTCCTTATTTCTTAACAAGTCTGTAAGTATTCCAATAACCAATTTAATAGCTCATTATTTAAATTAAACCATTCATTATTTCTACCAAAAATACTTTTATTCTGCCATAGCATTGAGTGTATTCTTTTCTCAGTAATTTTTTCATTCTGTACATTCAGCATGGCAACCATCTTTAACTTTTCACCATTACCTACTTGCAATTGGTTAAGTCGTTTAATCGGATTATTAGAGATGCCAATCTTATATAAGTTGTTACTAGATTCAATTACGTAAAGCATATAAACACATAAATTAGTCCCACAAAAAATATAACAGCAAACAGTGGGACTAAAAACCAATTATGGGATATAGCTTATGCCCCACTGATGTCCCAGAAGTTCAATGTAAGCTGCCCTTTGAGTTTGATATTGCTTGAACAAATTAATCAGAAATTCTTGTGCTTGTTCCCGCGACATTTGCTTTACTTGAAGTTCAAAAGCAGCTAACTGAAACTGCTGATCAATTGATAATTCAGCCATAATATTAATCCTTGAAACTACTAATTATTATTGCAGATATTTTTATTGTTGCCAATTGAATAATTGACATTTTAATAAATAAAAGTTAAGCTAATAAAATCTCGAATAAAGTTAACAGGTTTGTCACCATTAGCAACAAAAACCTCTTTTTTGTTGCTTTTTTAACAACTTTGATCATGAAATATATCAATTACATTAATGCCCTTTCTGAGAATATACGACACAAATCTCTTAGCACTATAGAGAGAGACATCGTGAGCCTTCTTTGCGACGGAAAGACTTACATAGAAATAGCGGAAAAGTTAAGTTACGACGATGGTTATGTTGGCTCTGTATCCAGAGAACTCTATGGATTGATAGGACAAAAACACAAAGTTAAAGTTACCCGCTCAAACTTAATTTCTGTTTTGGATTCAGTAATGGGTGGTGAAATAGACAACACCTTTAATGTTTGTCACAACATTAAAGAAGCAGTCGTTTTTAATCGTGACATCCTCAAATTCAATCAGAATGAAATACTAATTAATGTATCTACATTCTGGAAATTTGATGTTAAGAATAATGTCTTAATCCTCAAGACTCAATATCCAGTTATCCTCAGTTTAAGTGAGCTAGAAACCAATTCATTTAAGACAATCTTACACTTAAGTCGGCAAGAACAATTATCAGGAGACGCGCTATTAGAACTATTTAAAATTCTCAATAGCTACTACAGCGAGACAAATATTGAACATCAGTAACTATCATGATCGGCAAAGAACAATTAGAAATTATAGCACGTGAAAAATGCCCCAAAGCTGCCAAGATACTGGGAATTGAATTAAAGAAAGTCCGGTATTACAGAAGAAGAATTGTGGAGGGACATATTAATATTGTAGTTCCAAAAAGAGAATTAACTACACCAAGAAAATGGACTACTGAAGAAGACAGAACTTTAATGAAAGAAATTGAAAACAGCCACATTGCACAAGTCGGAATTGCGCTTAAAAGAACCAGAGAAGATGTTGAAAAAAGACTTAGCTTGATGCTGAAAAAAGAGAAAGTTAAGCTACCAATACTTGACATTTTAATTCAGTTCCCTGATATGCTACCCGGTCAAATTAAACAAGCAAAAAGTATCTATGAATATAGCCCTCAAAGTGCGCTTAGATATTGTCAAATAATTCAAACATACAACGATAAATACATACCAGATGAAGTAGGTTGATTAAATCCCCAGTTCTTCTATCAAGGATTGGGGATTTTTGTATTTACTTGCGTGCTTTTAATTATCCTGTATCTTAAAATTATTTTAATTTCTGTATTGACATTATTTTCTTTATCCCCTATTATAGAAACATGAACAAATACAGGGGTTAAAGAAATGACTGCTACCATCTCTTTTAAAATTCGTACCATCAAAGGACAAATTCAAGCCTGTTTGCGAGCTATAAAGAATGGCTTGCGCTCATTCGTTGACCGACTGTGTGTATTAGAAGCAAAATTAGAGGCAATGACACAAGTAACACCACAACCACAACCAATGAAAGTTCAAGTAAAAACCGGGCGTGAATCTCACACGACTAACTGGCGCAGTGCCATGGTTACAGTTAATGGCAAGCCAATTTACGAAGTTTTAAAACCACTTTCTAAACCAGAATGGGAATTAGTTGGCAATAGAGGCAACCACGGAAAGTGGTGTATTTCTGAGTATGAATTGCCTGTAGGGGCAATAATTGAGTTTACTGCAAGAGCAAACTCCCAAGAGCCAATTGAATTTAAGTTCAAAGTTGGTCAAATTCCTTCAGTTGATGTTGAAGGACATAAATACAGCAATGCTATTTGCGGATGGATTGTAAGCATATGACAAAATATGACACTTTTGTGTACACAGCATATTACGCTTACACAAGCTACAATAAACTTTCAGATTCTTATGCTAAAAGCATAGCTTCTGGAAATTACAATGATATCCCAGATGTCATTGAGACAGCTTTAGGAGATATAGATATCGCTGACGATATCTATATGATAGAAGCTTACGAAAATCCCGGTAAGCTTTGGAATCATTGTAAAAAGTCTGATTGGTATACTCATGTACCAACGGGAATAAAGATAAAAAAGGAAGTCAAGAAGTCTCACGACTACGACAAACCAAATGGTAATGGGACTAGTGAAACAACCCTAACGGTCAAAATCCCTGTACCTGATGGGAGAGGAAAAAACCCCAACTCCCACAACAATAAGCCAAAAATTGACGGCACTTCTCGTCAAATTAAATTGTCAGAAGAGGAATGGAAAATTTTGAAAAACCTTGGGGAAGGGAAAGGATATTCCCAAGGAATCAGAAACCTTCTCAATTAAATGATACTAAAACAAAACCCTGTAGTTGATGTACAGGGTTTTTTCTTTTTCAAGAATTTTGTCCTTAAGCAATCGTGCCAGTGACAAAAAACCAAGTTTTTACCTTCAAAATAACTCAATTAAACCGGTGACAATTGCGCCGGATGCTCATTCTATCGTAAGTGGATTATGCCGCTAGTTGTTGGGCATTTTTAAAGCCATAACGTGAACTTAGTGCTGTACAAAGATTTAAACCAATGACAGGCAATTGGCACGATTAAAACCAGAAAATTAAAGCCCTGATTTTCAAGGGTTTTGGTGTTTCCACAATCAAAAAAAATAGCGATCGCCTAACGGAAAAGGCGATCGCTTATATGAGTGTTTCGTAGGTACTACTATACCATAGTATAGCATTATGCGAGTAGTTGCTCAACTAATTCGTCACTTAGATATCTGTACCCTTGTGGTGGCGTGATGTTTAAATCACGCATTTTTGAAAGTGGAATTGGTGTAATTAGCTGGGGGTTTTCTACTTTGATTCCCCATCCACAATATCCGCCTAGATATTCCTCTATTTCACTTACAGACAAGCATAATTCGCTTGTAAATTTATGCCACTCGCTGCAAGTGTGTTCAATTATCTCAGTGGGTGTGGTTAATCCTACAATTGCTGCTGTCGGCTTGGTCTCATAAATCAATATTTTTTTGAATTTAGGAATCAGTCCTTGTTTGTTGCCAGGGAAAAAAACTGGCTTAATGGCTTTTGGACTTCTTTTCCTTGGACTTCTTTTCCTAAGCTCTATCGTCTTGTTCCCTGCGAGAATGTTCTGACAGTGGCGAGGGTGTAAGCTGATTAACAGCGTGTCCATTGTGTTATGCTCCTCTTATGGCTTGAAAATTAGTGTTAATGCTGACCGTGATTTGCTTAAACGGATATCAAAAACAGCATCGTAACATTGACGACCGCTGTTCATGACTGGCTTTCCACTCTTGAACTGCGGAACACCATTAACTATTTTTTGTTGCTTGCTCATAGGAATACCATCTTTCAGGTAATCTATCCTGTCGGCGATAGGGTAGACATGATGGATATGTGCATCCAATGATTCCCACGCTTTAGCCCTTCCTTGAGAGCAATTCCAATCCAATGGCATCAAAAACAAGAGACGGGAATTGGGGCTATCATTAAGCAGTTCCAAAGATTTGGCAACCGCCTCAACACATAAAGAAAAAGGTGGATTTGAGATGATAAGGTCACATCCACACTTAGAAATATCGCTAAAAAAGTTACCATTTACCCATGTAGCCAACTTAGCTTTTTCTTTCCCTTGCAAAAATCGGGAATACTTGATTTCTACACACTCTACTGAGCGATCGCTTGGTAGGTATTTAGCTATTTGACCTGAACCAGCAAATGGTTCAAGAATCTCTCTGTCTGTAAGCAAGACTAGATTAGCCATTGCTTTGGCTAACCAGTCAGGTGTTTCATAGTCATCGTTCGTAAAGTCATCACTGACAGTAAGCTGCTCTTCAAAGAGTGTTAATTGATTCATAGCTACTCTTCTATTATTTCTAAAATGCGACGTATTTGATCCGGTGTCAGCAAATCAAGTTTTCTGGTTGCAACTTGAAGTTTTTTAAGATTATCTTTGTGTTGAATGTAGTTGCTGTATGATTCTTGTGAATCAAATAATACAGCATTGTACTCTTGGACGACAATAGGGAAATCCCCTATCTGAACTTTTATTAGATCATAATCAACACGAACATAGAAGTATGTCCGTCCTATCTTTTCAATAATTCCTTGAGATACCTGCCCTCTTGTCTTGTTCCAGGATTTGTCTAAAACAATTAAACTATCTCCAACTTTCATCTGTTACTCCAAGTATAAAAAATATCCCTCAAGAAGGGAATTGCAAAAGCTTTAAGTGCGGATCTTTCATGATCCGCAAATAACACTAAAAGACATCTACAACAGGACTGCTGTAGCCATATTTAGCTGACCAGCTTAAACCTGACCATGTAGTGACACGGGTAATCTTCCCGTTTTTTACTTCAATTCTTCCTTGTTCTGTGGGAGTTTCACCAAAGTGAAACTCGTCATTTTTGGGAAAATCAACACCCAATAGGGTGTTAAGAGATTGAGTGCTTTTCCAGTTAGCAATAATAAATTCTTTAACGTCCATGTCTGTCTCCTGTGGGTGTAATGTAAATAGGCTTCCCACTACTACCGGGGTGGTAGTTTCGGGCGGTAGCCAGCCGCCCATCATCAGGTGGGATGACGCTAAAAGGTAAAAGGCTGCCAGCCCGGCTTTATCCTACGCCTTTTGAGACTTTCTTCTTCTTTTAATTGTTCCTCTAAGAAATGTCTGGAATAAGTATCCACCCCATCTTCCATTACGAAGGTGTCGCCCAGAGGGGCGCGTTTAACTGGAGTGAGTGGTGTCAGCCACTCACAATCATCAGGTATTTCTTTAATTTCCCCAGCAAATTTAATGTCATGGGACTTGGAATAACCAACCAAGTCTCCTTGGTTTGTTGTGTAAGCGTATTCAACTAAAGTATAGTTGTAACCATCTACTGTCATTGTTGTTTCCATTTTATTTTGCTCTTCAGTATTTACAACAGCAGTTTAATGACGTACTTAAGTCGCAAAGCTAACTATTTACATTTATCAATGTCAATCACTACGACATCTGCGTCATAACAGGTGACACTGCTCCTACCCGCTTCTAAGCTATTGTTATGTCCCATAATTTGATTTAACGCTTGGTTTATTTTTTGCCTACTATCCCTAAAAAACAAAGGATAGACGACTTGACCGTATATTTGTCTCAAGAGAAGACATTTTTTCCGATCTTTTCCTTCGTGAACCCAGTTATCATCAGTCTTTACATAAGCACCTAACACATCCTTGACGCTCGCGCTTAGATAACTGCTGTACATATCATGAGCCTTTTTAGCAGCAGCACTAACATCACCATCTATAATCTGTACTCGCTTACGCGAGTCTGACAGCCACCTAAGTCCTTCAACTACTTCTCTAGCAGCGCCCATTAAAATGGGAATTTTGTAGCTTTCGGCACTTTCTAAACTATGTTTTTTGAGTTGTCCACTAAACATAACCCAGTTATTATCAAGGTATTCAAAGCTACCACTACACATAATTTCAGACTGCCTTCGACCTGTAAGGGTCATCAGCGCGATCGCTACTTCAGTCCAGTCTTTACCTAGTCGTGGTAAGTTTTGCAACTTAGCTTTTGACCACAAAAGCAACGAAGCGACCTCAACATCAATTGTATTTTGCTGTCTCAAATTTAATTTCTTTTGTCCTTCTACACGCTTAGATTTACTATACTCGCTCATCAAGGATTTAACAGACTTGCAAAAAAGTTGATATTGCTGAATTAGCATACCATCTGGGAATTGATTCGCTTCTGCGTTCACACGTCTTTCTATACCTTTTAAAACCGAGCTAACGGCATTGCATACCGAATTAGCATTAGTGCCAAACTCATTTTCAATTTCAGCTTTGAACGGTGTGACAATCTCAACCCAGCTAGGTAGAAACAAAACTTTTTGTACTTGTAGCTCCAAAGTGTAGTTTTTTAATTTTGCATAGTAAGTATTTGCCATGAAAATGATTTTTCCTTGACAACCCTGATACTCATCATCTACTTCCGCTACTATCATTGTTGTTTCCATTTTTTGCTCCTTATTTACAACAGCAGTTTACCGACGTGCTTAGGTCGCAATACAACTTACTTTAGTGAGATATTACATTACGCGAAGCCCAAATGGCATCTTAAAAGAATCACCGCATTTTTCAGCAGCTACATTTAACTTTTCCATGATGGGTGCAAAAACCTCATCTTTTACGTAAAACTCCTTCTTGGTGTCACCCTCTTTTTTCATTAGGGTGACATGAGTACTCAATTTCCATCCTTCGCTCCCTTTTGAGGCGAGGGTAATTTCTTCCTGGTTGTCCAGGAAGACCATAAACTTCCCATCTTGACTATCCGTGCCATTCATTTCATGCCGAATAGCAGCACATAGTTCTTGAACGTGGCGTGACGTTCTGTTAATAAACAGAACGTATTTGTTTATATCTTCTTTGATCCAAATTGATGCAGGTTCAGCATCAATTTTATTAATAACTAGTTTGGGGAGGTTAGTTAACCTCCCACTTAACCACTTTTCAAATGGTTGAGCAGGTTTTTTGCCCTGCTCAATTTTATAGTTTTCCCAGGCTTTTCTCTGGGAGTTTTTAATCTGTGCTGGATTGATGCGGACATTGCCTGCATCTTTTTTATAACCCTTATCGTGTTCAGTAGGGAACACTGTTTTGTCCCAATAGAAAAACTTTCCTTCATGCTGTTTACAATCAGCACCTAGGACCACTACAAGTCCGTCCTGGATTGAAATAGACTCTTCCAGTACACCAAGTGCTAGAAGTTGCTGTTTAGCGACTTCTATACTTGTATCAATCTTGGGTTGTGACTTAATTGGTGCTTGTGATTGTACTTGCGACTGTTGTTGTGGCTTGTTCTGTTTAGATTGTTTGTCAACAGCTTTTAAATCTGAAGTATCAGATACCAGCTTTCTTCCCATTCCTGGGAAATCCACTGAAACCATTTTGCCCATTACGGCAAATATAATTCCTTCGCCCCAGCGAGGGTGAACTATTTGCATCCCTACCGCTAATTTTAATTCTGTTGTCACTTTTTTTGTCTCCTCTTGTACCTGTTCCTGTTGCTCAATCTGAGCGTCAATACTGATTAACTCATCTACCCAGCGGTAGATGTTTTGTTGTCCTCTCCCGACGCGGGAGATCAAATTGATCAATACCTGTCTTCTTTTTACTAAGTCCATCACACCCTCCCGCGTCGTTTGTTTTTCTATATTTCCATTATGTATGGATAGAATTATTTTGTCAAGCCTTTTCCAAAACTTTTTTTTCAGTCTCCAGAAAAGCAGCCATACCCCTTGCTACGTCTGGGTTTCGGACAATTCTCTCAATTAGCTCACCAAAGGCTATACATAAATGGTCTGCGTAACACTGATATACACATCTAGCTGTTGGAGTAAGCCTAAGCGTAACTTTTACTTTGTTTTTACCGTAATCTGATGGTCGTGCCATAATTTCCTTTAATTATTGATGTCTGCTAATTCTATCATCTCATCTTTCAATTCACCGCTTAAATATTCAACATACTTAGCAGTAATTAAAGAGATTAAGCGTTGCTGTTCTATGGGTGGTAGTCCCAACGCTACGCCTAAAACATCTTCTGCTGTTTTTGGTTTTGCTGCACCTAGACCCAAATATTGATCCAATTCAAAACCAGGACGGCAACCCATAGCCAAACACAAATCTACGTATTTCTCTAATCCAGGCGACACTTTATCCGCTTGCCATTCGCTCAAAGTTCCTTGAGAAACTTTAGACTTTTTAGCAGCCTGATTCATACTAGAAGCCCGGCTACATATAGATTTGATTAATCTTCCTGCTTTCATACTTTAATTCTCAATATTGTTTAAAAGAGGTAAGTCTGCGTAAATATCTGTAGTTTCATCTGTGCTGTTGTCGGTTTCAGATGCAATATCAATGAAGTCGTAAATATCTAAAGTCTTACCTTTATCGTCAAAAATTAAACCTGATGAGGCGATCGCTTCAAGAGTATTAAAGTTGGGCATTACAGAAGAATTTTCAATACAGCTAATGGTTTTGAAGTGGACCGAATTACCTTCAGTAGAACTCAAGTCAGCAAGTTCTCTTAAAGTCAATTGTCTGGCCTCACGGGATCTGCGGACTATACCACCTAATTTAGCCAGTCCTTTTTTAGTCCAAATCTTTCTAGTAGCTTTCATATTTGTGTAACACAATAACATAATCACACAATAGATTAAAAATGATAAAGATAACGTAAAGTTATATATTTCTTTTGTAAATTACAATAGATTATGTGCTACAATTAAATTGTGTTACACACAAGATAATACTAAGTAAAACAGTGTTTATGACAAAGAAACTAATCAATAATCAAACACAATCGGAAAAAGCGATGATCAGGATTCCACGAGATTTGTATAAAACAATCAAAATTTTGGCTGTGACAAATGATGAAGAAATTGGACTTTTAGTAGAAAATCTTTTGGCTATTGGACTAAAAAGGTTGCAGCATGAAAAGTAATCCTTTTGATGATATTTCCCACATAGATGGTGACGGGGAATACTGGTTAGCCCGCGAATTAGCCCCTCTTGTAAGCACAAATTGGGCAACATTCAAACACTCAATAGATAGAGTCAAGCAACTACTTCAAAATACAAAAGAATTTCCCCAGAAACATCTTTTAAAATTAGTTGTCCCAAATCCAAGTAGCAAAATTGGACGCAACCACCTTGACTTCAGACTTTCAAAATACGGAGCTTATTTAGTAGTCGTGAATCTAGACCCTTGGGATTACAACACTGCTAACGCGCAACTATATTTTACAACCAAGTTTTTGAAACAAAAAGGAAGAGATGACACTTGAATCAAAGATTATGGAATTTACCAAAGTTGAGCGGACTCAGAAAGAAATCATTGATAATTTTCCAAAATATCCGCTTAATGAAATCACCATTTGCCTAAGAGATTTAGAGATGCGCCAAAAGATAACAATAGACATTAAATACCGTGCAAATACCACCATTGAAAATAGCATCTAAAGACTTAAAGGGACTGCCTAGACCATCTAAAACAGAACCATGGGAGACATTAACCAGACCAACTTACTGGTTCGGCGATCGCCTACTCACAAATAAAGGATGGGGAATTTGTACAGGTATCAGGCAAATTAGTACAGGTGACTGGCTTTATTACATTCAACTAGACAAGCCACCACACCTCCAGTCACCAACCCAAATCTTTATTAACATAGAAATACTAAAACATTACACAGGAACAGCATCATGAATGAGCGGAAAATCACCAAAATCAAAGCCAAAAGAGGAGATACTGAAAGCATAAGGATTGAGTTTTACAATGGCTTGGATGGACTGGAAATAATGTTAGTTGAAGAAATTGGATTAGACCCAAATATCTCGCTTGAGCAAAGGCAAATCATTGGACTTTCCATCAAATATCAAGAGGAAAGTATAGATATCACAATCACAGGTAAGTGTAAAATAGAATATCAAGAGGAAAGTACAAGTATCACAATCACAGGTAAGTGTGAAATAGTGTGAAATAGAAGGAAGATATGCTTGCCCGACCACACCTTATTTATTAAAAACGTGGTCAACGAAGCATTCAAATATTTAGATGGTGAACGTAAGGATTGGAAACAGCAATCACTATTTGATCAGGAAGAGCCTAGCTATGAATCACTTTAATATTTGGCTTTTTAGCTTTTACACCATTGGGATTGAGACAATCTTAATAACAATTATTTCCCTTTGTTATTTAATCATTCAATCCCATAAATAAACAGAAAAAGTCCGCTGACAAGGCGGACTTAAAGGAGACAAAAGGAAAACACAACATCATTCTTTAATAATATGTCAAAACAAACAGAACCGCAACTAACCAATTACAAAACAGGAGACAAAATTAAATACAAGCATCCCAATCATGGATGGATAGATGCAATATTTGAAGGATTCCATACTCCAGAATTAGCCCCCACAGGCTCTAAATGGAGTTTCATGGAAGTTTCTATCAATGGCAAATTACACAAGGCTTACTCTTTAAATCAGATTAAAATTAGTGAATCATGAAAAGTTGCTTAAATTGTATTTACTCAGGGTTTTTAATTGAACAGAACAATGAATTTTATAGCTACGAAGGAGACTGCAACGATGATCGATTCCCAATAACAACCTTGGTTAATCTCTGGCAATGTCAAAAAGATGACAAAGATGAATTAAGGGAAAAAATAGATTTAATCTTTGAGCAAATAGCTATTAAGTGTGAAGCTTACATACCAACTACATAAAACAATCAACTAATAGCCGCTTAAACAAGTGGCTATTTTATTGTCATATATTTACCCGACTTACTGAGTATGAAAAAAACTTTTTTATTTCTATTGACAAGTTACCAGGGAATAAGATATATTGAATATGTTGAATCAAAGAACCAATGGCAAACAAAAACGCTATCCCTCCGAAATGCCACCAATTCAAACCAGGGTGGCGTTCTGGGAAGACAAAAAACATCAAGCTTCCAATTATTTTGGAAGCCGACATCAAAGCGATCGCCCAATGCCTTGATCAAAATCCCAGTATTGCCAGTCAGGTTTTGGCCTTTGCCAAAGCACTGGCAGAACAGACAGAAAATTAAAGCCCTCGTACTGCTGAACACAGTCGAGGGACAGCCCCTACCATTTCTTAAATCTCTTAGGAGCAATTTAACTATGAATCATTTTTCAATTTTTGTCAATAAGACAAGTGCGCTGTTGCACGCCCATGGAGGTGTGTGATGGGGGAAACAATAAGAGTGCAGCATTCAAAAGATTACACAGTAATAGCCAACGCGGCTATTAGAGATACGCGGTTGAGCTTCAAAGCGCGTGGGCTACATCACTTATTGCTTTCCTACCCTGATGGGTGGGAGATTAATACCGAACATTTGTCTGACCAGTCTGAATCTGACGGAAAAACATCTGTTTGTTCAGCATTAAAAGAATTAGAAAAGTTTGGGTATTTAACTCGTGAGCAAGCACGAGTAAACGGAAGAATGGCAGGATGGAAATCTGTTATTCGGGAAATACCATCAAGCGAACCAAGCAAAAAAACTCAGAAAGCCCGTACAGCAAGGGTAAAACCGGAATCAGGTTTTCCGGCTACGGAAAATCCGGCTACGGAAAATCCGGCTACGGAAAATCCGGCTACGGAAAATCCAGCTACGGAAAATCCGGCTACGGAAAATCCGGCTACGGAAAATCCGGCTACGGAAAATCCGGCTACGGAAAACCTGCCACATAATAAATACTTATTCCAAGAAGTATTTAAGAAAGAAATATCTAAAGAAGAAGTATCTAGCGGACTTCCTCCCGCTAAAGAGGATTTAAAACAAGATGGAGTAGAACAGATATCTGCTATTCCTGATTTAAAGGAAGGAATTTCGGGTAAACAGATAAATCTCTCATTGGACAAAGTTGCGCCCGCCGCCCCGGCGCGTCTTGACAAGGCAAATGTGGTTGAACCATTTGGAAAACCGCGTAAAAGCGCAAAAGATATAGCATGGGAATGGCTACCAGATGGTCCATGGAAGAAAAACGGCCAACTGGATAATGACTTTTGGCAATGGTTCGCTTTGGAGTGGGCGGGCAAATTTGGAACTGATATCCATGAGTCACGGGCTAATGTCTACAGCCACCTCAAAAAAGACCATAACAACTTAGAAATCAGATGGAAGGAATATTCCATCAAAACTAAAAAAGAAATGGCTTTAGTCCCCCTTCCTGACGCTGTATTAACCTGGCAGCCAATCCAGCATCAAACCGTATGGGAGCAATACATCAATTGCAAAAGCTTAGAAGACTTTTGTAGCAAACGTAGTTGGAATCGAGCGTATCTCGACTACGCATTGATTAATCAACCGCGTTTTGATTGGTCTAAGCATTTACCATCTGCATAACAAACATTTAAGGTCAACTACCATGTTTACTCAAGAAATTACTCTATTGCCCCCTCAAAACGTTGAAGCTGAAGAAGTCGTCTTAGGCGGCATTTTACTAGATCCTGAAGCTATTCAACGAGTGTGCGATTTTTTACCTTCCGAAGCATTTTATATAGATGCACACGCAGTGATTTACAAAGCTGCTTTACAACTTCATGCACAGCACCAACCCACTGATTTACTCTCTATGGCTAATTATCTGAGAGACAAGGATCAACTAGAAAGAATTGGTGGCAGAAATAAATTAGCCACTTTAGTAGACCGCACAGTATCTGCAATTAATATTGATGCTATGGCGGCACTAGTTCTGGAAAAATACCAACGCAGACAATTAATCAAGACTCTTAATGAATCGCTAAAAATAGCGTGGGATACTTGGGTTCCGACACATGAAGCTATTGAAGAATGCCAAAGGAAGATTCTTGATATAAGCACTAATCAAACAAAATCAGAATTAATCCACATCAGTGATGCTGTGACATCTTTATACACAGAGAAGTATGAAATTCAAGCGGGAGAACGACCTGCCCCTGTCAAGATGGGGTTTTACGACTTGGATAACCGTCTAGGAGGACTGCATAAAAAACTGCTGCATATCTTAGCGGGTAGACCCAGTATGGGCAAAACCGCCTGTGGTATGGCGATCGCTTGGCACGTTGCCAGTGTACTGCTAAAAAACGTTTACGTATTCTCCCTAGAAACATCTAAAGAAGATTTGGCGGCTAGATTAGCCGCCAAACTAACCCGAACCTGTTTGAATCAATTTGTAAAAAATCAACTTACTCAAAGTGAATGGAACGAATTTTTTAATCTCACTCAGTCACAAATACTACATGACTCAAGGCTATTTATATGCGATAATTTTAGTATTTCTCCGATGGAGATGCGGAACACGATTAGGCAAAAGAAGGCCAAAACTGGCGATGTAGGACTGATTGTGGTTGATCACATCACCCTGCTTGCTAGAAATGATAAGTCCAATAATAGGGACTTTCGGATTAAAGTTGGGGATACAAGCCGAATGCTTAAAGAATTAGCAGGAGAGTTTAATTGTCCAGTATTGGCTTTATCTCAGTTAAACAGAGCCACGGAAAGCCGAACAGACAAAAGACCTACCATGGGCGACCTGTCTGAAAGCGGGAATATTGAACAAGACGCAGATGTCATCATGATGCTTTACCGTGATGAGTATTACAATAAAGAAACTACAGATGTAGGTGTAGCTGAACTGATTACTACAAAGGCGCGCAACGCTGAAACAGGAACAGACAAGTTACTCTTTGATGGGCAATATTCAGAGTTCAAGAATTTAGCTCAACAAAGTTATTGATATATCAATAAGTGCAAATAATTACTAAATACCCACTTGTATCAAAGTGGGTATTTTTATTTGTATATCTATAAACATATTTTTATTCCTATAGGCGTTTGATATTTGATTTTATCATGCTAAATTGATTTTATCAGCACACAATTACAAAGTGAGAATTTTATGAGCGGAAAGCCAAAATACGGCGAAACTAAGACTTCTAAGCAAATCATGATTACTAATGACGCTAAACAAATCTATCGTGCTTATGCACAGTATATAGGCACTAACAACAATGATCTGATTGAGCAAATGGCGCGAAACCCTGATGTATTAAGAGGTCTGGCTGATTTTGTGGAAAATAAAAAATATTTTTCAAAACCACTTGACAGTTCCATCTTGTAATGATATATTAGATATATAAACAAAAACGACCGCCCCTCCGACCAAGAAGTAAGCGATCGCTTTGTTTTTATCCTATACACAGGAATAGTTTAGTATGACATATCCAGTTTTCTCTGTCAAGTTTTTAATCAAGAAAGGCATTAGCTACTGCAAAATGGTAGCTAAAGAGTTAGGAGTCACCCCAGTTGGTGACAAACGCCAGGTAATTACCTGGGCTGACGCTATAGTTGCCCACCAGGCTAATTTACAGCCTGTAGAAGATCAAAAACAGCAGGTTGTTATTGAGTTTAACGACGGAATGGACTCCTGCGACTTGGCAGGGTACTCTGTCATTGACTTGGATGGAAACATCATAAGAGATGAGTTCCGCACCTATATGGCTGCTGAACGCTGGGCTAGTAGTCGTTTTGAAATAGTTGAGCAACAGACTGTTTCTCAACAAGAGATTGTTGATCTCTTGGAAAGTCAGATCCAAGAAGTTACCCAAAAGGTAGTAATTCATGAAATAGACTTTGGTTACGCCGAAGTCTGTCAAGGTAAAACTGTTGTGACTAACATTAGTCACAACTTTGACAATGGCAACTGGGAAGTCCAGTTCTCTGACAAATGTGAAAGCTTTTTGACTTACGCAGAGGCGGAAGCCTTTGCAATTAATTACATAGATGATGAGCGGGGTAGTGGTAGGATTTTACCTATATCTCAGGATATCGAAAATATCAACTACAATATCGAAGACAATCGGATCGTAGATCCGCTGGGTGAGCGCTACACGGTCCGAGTTAAAGGACATTTAGCCGGCAATATCTGGCTAGATGTTGATAGAGGGTGGACATTGGGTAGTGACTATTATAACGATCCAATGCAAGCCGCCAAAGCATTAGCAAAATTAACAAGAAAGGAGTTGGTGTGATGACAACGACTAAAACCAGAGCTTATCAAGAAGCCTTACAGAATGCAGGAGTAAATGAAAATCTAGCCCGTAATGCAGCCGTCGTGCTGCGGGCTGATGATTATGGAGTTCCCCGCACTGAGCGGGGGCAGCGAGTAATTAATAAACTTCACAACAGTGCTGAATGAGATTATTCAACTTGTGCGAAGAAACCTTTTATATCCACTTAAAAACAGTGGATATACTGGGAATAACAGTGAGCTACCCAGTAGTAAAAACTTCTACATTGCCATTTCTATTTGAGCAGTACAGAAGAACCGGGGACACTGATTATCTCCCTTTTTGAATCATCTAGGCTGGGTGCGATGCCTTCATATCCGCACACTTAAAACAATAAATTAATCAAAGAATAAAACAATGACTCAAACAATGAACACATCTGTAGATTTTGAATCCCAAGAATTTGCCCCCACATCTTTATCTGTGCAACCTTACGCACAGATCATAAACCCAAAGATAACAAAAAAAGGCATGAAGCCTTACGGCTTCGCTATAACAAAAGCTAACGCAGAGTTAGCAAGTTTTTCCCCCCCTGATGAGTGGGATTTAATAGAACATGAGTTTGCTTCTAAAGTAGTAGAGCAAATGTATATCACGCTTGCTCCTAGGTTGTTAATCATACACAGGCTTCCTGTTTATATCTTTTCTAAAAAAGAGTCTAAAATTTGTGGACAATTAAAAGATTGTCCACAGTTTTGGGACAATCGGGATGATTACAAAACCAAGAGTTACTTTTGGTCGATCATGCTTGACAAAGCAAATAAACCTTGTCACACAACACCGCTGTTGATATCTGCTGGTGGTGCTAGTGGTGCTAGTTTTGGGTTGGGTTGGCTGCAAAATGCTAACCCACAAAAGAAAACTTTGCGCGGAGGCTTTTGTTCTGATATGGAAAAAGCTTATGCAGATGCACGTAAACAGCCTGTTAAAATCATGGGCGATTTGTTTCACGCTCACTGCATATATCAGCCTATTTTTGAAGCTGATGAGAGAGGTACTCCACCTAACACTGCCCTGGTATCCGTAGTAAACCAGTATTTGCCCGCCACTATTGACGACTTAATACCCAATGGTAGTGAGTTATCAGATTTCATTAAGATAAGCAAAGAATCCGTTAAAGACTGGACTCCTCGGATAAAAGATTTACAACTAGCAAGTACGAATGAATCATCGGTAGTTGATGATTACGGATTTTAATTAACCAATTGAGATTTAGCGATCGCACCACAACGTGATCGCTCTTCACCCCATAATTAAAATTATGTCTAGCATAAATACTGGTATTGAGTGGACAGATAAAACCTGGAATCCTACCACAGGTTGTGACAAAGTTAGCCCAGGCTGCATACATTGTTACGCAGAAACAATAACAAAAAGGTTCCCCAAAACCTTTAAAAACGGATTTGACTTAACGCTATATCCACAAAGGCTGAAAGAGCCTTTGGGATGGCGTACTCCCAGTAGAATCTTTGTTAATAGCATGAGTGACTTATTCCATAAAAAAGTACCTTTGGATTTCGTTCAAGCAGTATTTGACGTGATTCAAGACACGCCTCATCATGTCTATCAGATATTAACTAAAAGACCGGAACGATTAGTTGAGTTGGCACCACGCTTAAATTTTCACCAAAATATCTGGTTAGGTGTATCAGTAGAAAGCCAAAGTTACGTTTCTCGTGTTGACCTGCTACGTCAAGTGCCAGCAAGTGTACGTTTTCTGTCTTGTGAACCATTATTAAGCTCATTAAAACTTGACCTGACAGATATTGATTGGGTCATCGTTGGTGGTGAATCTGGGCCAAGCCACCGTTCGATGAGAGTTGAGTGGGCTGAAGAAATTCGTGATCAATGTCAGCAAGCACAAGTAGCGTTTTTCTTTAAGCAACTTGGGGGAAGAACTCCTAAATCTGGAGGCAACCTTTTAGGCGGGCAATTGTTACAGCAAATGCCCGCCGCTTGGGAACAGCATCAAAGTATTTGGATGAAGCAGCCTAAGCAAGTTGCTTTATTCAAATAATTCAAAAAGGTAGGTGCGCCGGCAAGCAAAACCTACCTTTATCACAAGGAAAGTGACTGTGACCATGAAACAATATCAGGTTGCATTGCTATTAATAGCAATCTCAACAATTCTTAATATTGCCAGTCCCACACTGGCAGCCCGTGACGATCAAACGGGAGATTGTATCAAAAAAGGAAAGTGTAAGGATTAAAACAATGGAAAAAATGAGATTTGGTTGGTGGTATGTGCAGTATGCTTTTACTTATGAACCCATGAAAGCGTTCGGAGTCTGGGAAGATGAGTTTAAGCGACAATTCCCACAATACAGTGGATGCTCCACTTTGGAGATGGTAGATGTTTATGCCGACTGCTGCTATCAGGGCTTAATGCCTAAAAACTTTTTAGTATCTATAATAGATGCAATCACATTTCCTTTGTTTAAGTTTAGGCGGACTTTCTACTTCTTTGTGATTCTTAAACACAAGATAAGCTACAGAATCAGTAAGCTTTTTAACAACAAACAGACAGAGATTATTGATATTGATGTTAGCAACTGGGAATAGAATATTGTAATAAACGAAACCCGCTACAGAGCGGGTTTTTTAATGGGTTAATTAGTTGCGATCGCCCATCCTTTTGCAGCTAACCAATTTTTAGCCTGTTGCCCTGTGATTCCACTTCTGAAATCATAAGTAGTTCCACTGATATTTTCATTGATTTGAGAAAGATTAAATTCCCAAGCATTAGCACCCCAGCTTAATCTCCTGTTGCTAGTCCCAGGAACAGCATTATTTGTGCCTGTAAGCGTAGAAGATCCGCCATTAGCTGCTAGTATCTTGGTGGGGTTGTTCGCCAATCCCGCCGCTATGGATATCAGGATATTATCGACACTCTCAATATTGAGTTTGCAATTTGTCCAGGTACTTTCAAATGTATTGGCGGCTGCAAAGTTCATGGCAGGAAAATTTACTAAATTAGTGCAGCCATTCCAGGCGAAGGCAACATCAATAGCTTTTGATAAATTGCTGAAAGAATTAAAAAAAGAACTGATTCCAGTGCATCCCAAGAATGCACTTCGCGCATTTGTAACATTACTCAAATTTAATGCAGGAAAGGATTGTAGCCCGGACATGCCAAACCATGTTTGGTTTATGTTGGTAATATTTCTACTATCGATTACAGGAAATTCAGTTATTTTGTTCAAAGCTAAAAAAGCTTTTGTAACGTTGTTGAGACTATTCATATCCAAAATCCCTAAGGCATTTAAGCTGCTGACTTGCCTCAAAAGAGGATCCCCGTATAATCCGCTTACGCTTGATGGTTGCACGCAAAAATCCATATTTAAACTAGCTAATGGCAACCTATTAGCGCCTTTAAGCCTTAAGTAACTCGTTATCCTACTGTCTTCGCTGGACGTTGGTGTGCCATTGAAAAGTATCAGCCCTGTCAAAATATTCGCTATTCCTCCAGTTATTTCAAAAGTTCTTGCTGACGCACTGGTAGCAATATTAATTCGCAGAGGCAATAAATATTTATCAGTTGCTACATACAAAATCCCATTTGATACAGAGAAGTTTGCAGGAACTGTAAATTGCAAAAAGCCGTTATTAACACTATTAACGCTTGAAAATCCTATTCCAAAAAAGCCATCAAAAGATGTGTAAGTGGGTTGATAAGCAAGGGTCGTTTGAGCAGCATGAAATCCGTTCAAGCTTCTATCTAGCCATCCAGAAATCTTATTATTTGCATCTTTTGTAATAGTGATTGGGAGAGAAGCATCAAAGAATACAACAAACTTGGGGATTAAGTCTGTAATATCAGCCGTCTTGTTAGTTTTAATTGCTAATTTCATGTTAAATTAAATATTGGTAAATTGCTCTTGTTCCTGTAGAAAGATGAATTTCTGATGGAGTTGCGCTGGGAGAAGTTACAGCAGTGGGGTAATTTCCGGTTGAAAACTCATAATCAAATACTACTGTGGCTGATGCAGATGCAGCTATTCCATCAGTCACATTAGTTCCTTTTAAGACTGTGACTGTATTATTTGTTTTGCTAATAACTATAGACGGAGCTGCTGTTCCTGATATTGGCATTGTCACAGAACTAACGCGCACAGTATCGCCCACGCGAATGTTGCCAATGCTGCCAGCAATACTAAAACCGCTCATCACGAAAGTATTTGCATCTGTACCTGCCGCTATAGTCACCGTGCCGCAGGTGATATCAATTTTGACTCTGTCTAGCGTAATTGTGTATGTAGTGCTATTGGGTTTGTTTACACTAGCTATTTTTCTAAGTTGCTTTAACGTATTATCTGATTTTTTTAGCAAGATAAACTGATTAGCACTTAAAAAGCTATCTACTTCAGTTGTTATACTTGCGGTTATAGTTAAAGTAATTACATTGCTGCTTATAGTGATTGAATCACCCCGTGAAGAATTTGAAAGAAATCCACTAACTTGACTGGCGTAACTGCTTAAATTGGATATAAAAGAATTATTCCCAGAATTTTGAATTGGCCACCCATAAAGTAGCGTTGCTGATTGTTGAGCGATCGCTAAGTTAGTAAGTACAATAAACTGATTCGCATTAACCAAAGCAGTGCCATAAAATCCATGAGTAGTGGTGTTTCTTATGGGATTAAACATCAGTCGGAAATTCTGGAGCGACTCAAAACTAGATATTGCCCAAGCCGCCCCCACAGGAATTTCTAATAATTGTAAGTTCGGAAATCCCAGTAATTCAATATTTGAAGTCGTATTTTCTTTTTGCTCTAAATATCGCAAAGATTTAAGAGCCGGCATAATATTTAATGGATTAGAAATCTCATGATTACCATGAAGATATAAAGATTCTAATCCTGTCGGGAAAGTATTTTTGCCCAGTGTCCGTCCCTCTGTGCCTCCCCTGACTTCCAACTCTTTTAGTCCAGTCAAAGAAGCAAGTGATCTAGACAAAGAAGTACCCGTCCCTGCCGCACCATTGACAAAGCGTAATCCAGTTAAATTTGCTAAGGATGCAAACGTTAATTTTATCACAAACGGAACTCCAGAATATTCTTTAGTAAGAATCTGGTAATTAGTTCCGGCTGAAGCACCAATATTTACATTTTCATCTGGATATGAAACAGTAAAAGCCGCAGACGTACGAATTGCAAGATGGGTTAGTGAGCCTATTGCAATTGCTGGATCAGCCAGCCTTCCTGGATATCGTGGTGAAGTAGCTGTTAGTCCGCTACACAGAAAATAAAGTTCTTTAGTGTAGTCTGGGACTGGTAGCGTGTACCCACTAGCACCACTAATGCCAATATCGCTAACTTGGTTTCCCGCGTATCCTAAAGCAGCAGCAACATACAATGGACACGAAGTAATGCCCATGATACTTTCTAATATCAAGCTGTTCCCGCTGTAGTATGAAGCCGTTCCATTTTTGATTACGATACGTAAAGCAGCAATATCAAATGTTCCAGTTACTTGCACAAGAGTATTTTCGTGAACAATATACAGCCCATCAGTAGCTGTAAAAGGATTGTTTATAAATCCATAAGCGATACTTTTAGCAATAGTATTGATGTGGGTAGCATAAAGCGGTGGTTGTCCTACGGTAAAGCCACAGATACCAGATAAAGGTTTGCTGGTATCATTGTTTTTAAATCCAAACTCAAGTTCCGCATTGTAATTTCCCCCGTCAACCCGTAAGTTCAGGATTCGCCACTGTCCGCTTGATTCATTAAAAGGATTGTTGTACCCTGTTGTAGGCATACTCAAATTTACTACACTAGCTTCAGCGCTCCCCGAAGGCTGTGTATATCTGTACACAAATAATTCGTTACTTGATTCCGTTCTGGTTAAAGTGTTAGTTGCCATAATTAATTTTGCCCTATTATTAATGATACTGTTGCCGATCCAGGATTAGAAAAATGCAATGATTCAGATCCGTAAGTAGTAGTTAATCCAGTAGTTCCTTCCAGCCAGATAATTTGTTCAGCTAATAAACTTAAATTTTCCCCAATATGTTTCAGAAAAATTAAGATTAAATCTTGGGCGATTGTAGCCCCATTCAAATCATAGGACGTGCTGAAAAATTCCTTGTATTCTTGAAAGAATTGCTCTAAATATATCTGGGAACTCTTGCTAGAAATAAAGCTACAGACGATATCGCCTAAAGGTTGTAGCCCAGGTAAAATTATTGCTGTAATTGCGCTGCTTAAAAGGTTTCCTTTCAACGTGCTTGTCGGACTAGATAAAGTCACAAATATTCTATCATAAAATAAATCTGTGACATTTCCGATGCTGTCATACAGGTATATGTTACCGTCGGTATCCGTTATTAGTCCTATGGTGTTTGCACTTAATTGTTCAGTAATGGTGATTGGAGTAGCCGCATTCAAATCTCTGATATTTAGTGATTTTGTTGTACTACTCCCTATATAAATTATTTCAGCAGTATCTACAAATGCCAAAGAATCAGGATTTACCATTGTATCAAAGGTACTAGCACTATCTACGGCATAAGTTGTACCTGATCGGGTATACCTATAAACTTTATTGTCCCCAGTAGCTACATACAAAGAAACACGGTTGTGGATCATGGCATTAGGTGTACTAGCGACTGTTATCGTCTGTGATACTGAATTGTCAATAGTGCTAATGATAGAAATACTATTACCAGTACGATTAGCACAAAATACCCGTCCGTCTCCCACAATCAAATCTCGCGGGTCGTCGCCTACATCAATTGTACTGGTAAGGGTTATGGCTGTAATATCAGCAATATTCCAAACAGTGACTTGATCATTCCCCGGATGAGAAACATAGAGAGTATTTCCTGATATCACCACATCATGACAATTAATCTTTCCCGTTGTTACAGAAGCGACGATCACCCCTGTAGACCCATTAATGATTAAAATATCACTGCTATTTGTTTGTGTGCCGAAAATCAAATCTTTGACTGCATCAAACCAAATATTATTCAATGATACATTAACGGATTTAACAGCAGATTGATTGGCAATAGAAACAAAATATAGCTTATCGCCACTAATCAAATAAACTAAATTATTTGGATCATATTCTTCTCTCAAGCTAGGTTTAAACTTCAGACTGTCAATGTTGCTGCTAGTGAGTTTTAATCGCCTAAAAATTATCTCTATTGGCACGTCAGACACCGCGTTTAAATACTTAAGAAATATCTTCGTATTGTTAGGCTTATCTATGTACAATTCTTTGGTTAAAACTGCAAAAGCAAATACTTCCTTGGATGGGATTAAGGGCAAAGTATTAGAGGCTGCGCTAAATAATTTTAATTGTGAAGTATCAGATCCCAGTTTAATTACCGAGCATCCATAGCGACTAAGAATACCTCCTGTACTTCCTGATGTTTCAATCTCAAAGTTGAAAGGAAGAGGAATAGGATTTCTTTCAATAGTTTGCACATATTCACTAGTAGGGATATCTGCAAATAATATCCATCTATGGCGATCATTCTGATTGTTGTCTCGCGCGTAAATATAAAATCTAGCGCCGCTACCGTCAAAGCTCCCTAGCTCAATTGCAAACATTGTTACCAAGGAAAAATCAACGTTTAACCCTGATACACCAGTGCCGTCTAGTTTGTCTTTAAAGATGCTTCTCCCATAGTTATTTTCAGTGGTGATTCCATCAATTGTAAATCTTTGAACGACAGAAATAATATTGTCTCGAACCTGAATAAACCAGCCAGATTGATAATTAAATAAACCAGCTTTGAAGGTCACGCCATTGCCGATAGACGAAGCCTCCATCTTAATGCCAAAGCTGATGAAAATATTATTTGCAGCATCGCAATCAAATAGCTGTTTGGAGGTCAAAACAACATATTTAGAGGAGGTCGTGGTACTGTTCCCAATAATTAATTGAGTAGCGTTATCCTTGTATTCAGTGTAAGATTCTATCCCTGTATAAGCAGCGGTCAGCCCTACACCCACTCCCCATAGTTTTTGGCTATTGGGAGTGTTTGCTTCGTTAGTTAGCGATAATCCAATATCCCATTTAGTTGAGTCTGTCCCATATCCATTTGTGTCGGCAAATAGCAGTATTCGCTCATCCTGAATGGGGAATCCAAATTGGCTAGAAGACACTTCACTATCAGGTAGATTAGCAGAGTTTTTTCTTCGCTGAATCCCAATAAAATAATCATTAGCCAAGGTAACGCTATAGTGTCGGCTGTCTGGATCTGACAAAGGTTGTGCGCCTGTGTCCTTGGGGTCTGATCCAAAGCTTTCAGGAAAATAAATCTTCTGTATTTCTTCCATTATTGCACCCCATAAATCAAGGATACAGAAGCGATCGCATTGGTACTAGCCACTAAAGATCGGCAAATTATTAATAAACAATCACCTGGGGTGTCGTCAGTGATTGGTGTTTCTCCTCTTCCCAAAAGTTCTCTTTGCGGATCAAAAATCTCTAATAAGTCAATGTCCACAGACTCATTCGCACCTATATAAAATGCCCCGATCAACTTTCCAGAAACGCCGCTAGGATATCCTGAAGTAGAGACAATTGTTCCTGTGAATATTCTAGTTGTAGCCACCACTTTCAAATGATCGCTCGCAGATTGCCCTAAATACCATGAAGTACCACTACCCAGTGCCGTTACTTGACTCACAGGACACTTGATAAAGTAAAGTTCTGTATTCTGAGTAGAAGAAGCCATTAACTTGTACGGATATACACGCGAGCGTTGCGGTCTTTTGTTGCTTGTTACGTCTTTATTCCAAACCCAAGGCTTAATAGCTAAAGCCAACATTGGATGATAAGCACTATTGCTTACAGTCACGCCAGTGGCACTAGCAGACTCAATTTTGGCAGGACGCGGATCACCTCCATCAATCCATACAGATACACCAAAGCGACGTAAGAAAGCACTACCATCAACTGTGCTATTTCCTGCTCTTTTCCCGATCAAGTAAGTCACTGGCATATCAGGACTGGACATTGAAGCCACAGGTAAAGTATCCCCAATTCTGATTTCATGCCCTTTAACCCAGCGTGTCCCCCCGTTGTAAGGAGGATTCTGATCTGGCATATAGATTAAGCACCGACCACCAGAACCACCATACCAACTACGCTGAATCAAAAACATAGCTAAATTCGCTACTTCATTAAAAAACAAAGTAACAGTGGTACTGGTTGCTGTAGCTGCATTGCTTATAGTTATTCCCGTTCCGCTAACAAGTCTAATGACTGTTCCTGCTGGTATTCCCGCTCCCCTGACACTCATGCCGACTTTTAGCACTTGTGTCGTCCCATCAGTAGTATTGCAAGTTACAGTTGTTGAAGTGCTGGTTGTAGTGCAACCTGTAACTTCATAACTAGTAGTAATTGCTGATACTTGTCTGGCACTAGTCCCCCTAGAGTTATCAATCCCAGGAATCCCGTCTCCTGCTAATCCAGTGTATTTATCACAATTAAATGTACTTTGAGTTGGAACTACACTTGTATAAGCTAATTCCTCCCAGGTGTCTATATCAATATAAGTAGTGCTTAATCCATCAGCGCCAACCAAATAACTAGGCCGGTATAATAAACTATCCCCTACCAATACACCTAGAGCGCTAGAGGTAGACATACCCGCTACTACGTCAGCAGTGACTTTTGTTGCAGAAGGGACTGAAGATGGTATAGCTGATGTTCGCCTAAAAAAGTATAAATAATTGTCCCAAGGACGAATAGTGGTGCTGCCTAAGTTTGCTCCTCTATCCTTTGTCATTAGCCGCCACCCATACCCATCACGCCGGGTAAATTCTCCCCATTGAACGATAGAGTTAGCGATCGCCGGTCCCATAGCCACCTGTACAGCTTGTGATATGGATATCTGTTTTCCGGGCTGATATTTAAATGCAAATTGTGTTTGGTGCGTTGAAAAGCTACTAGTTGATGGTACCGTCAATTCAATACCACCAATACTAGGAATATAATTTACGTTTCCCGTATTGGACCAAACATTCAAGTCAATCCCATAAGAAGGGAGTTCCTGTAATAGAAATTGCCTACGCTCAGTGGTTTCAAAACCAAACATAGATTCGCGTACTTCTGAACGTGAAGTTGCCGCATCTACTACATATAGTTCCGCCTGATCCGTGGGTAAAGTTACTGAAATACTTTGATTTGCGGTTTTGCGACCGGGTTCAATCGGAATTGATCTAGAAACAATTACATCAGCCATTATATTTTCTCCTAAATATTTGAATAATTAAATCTACAAATCACTCCAATGGTCAGACAAAGATACTTTGCCTTGTATCAATCTTATCGTATATCCATCAGGTTTTCTACAAATCACGTCGTATCCGTACAATCCAGATTCTAAAAAGTGGGTGTCCGCTGGATCTATAGCTAAATAAAAAGAATTGAAAGGCGTGTTTCCGTGCCAGGCGATCGCATTCTTAGGAATTGCTGATGTCAAAGCTTCTACAGGAATAGAAGTAATTGGGCTGGTTGGGACACTGTGGGCTACAGCACTGGAAGTAATGGCTTTTCCTACATATTGCCACCCGTCACTGGTTCTAATAGCAAAGTTCAACAAAGCCCCTGCTTCAATTCCCATTAACAAAGGTGATACAGTGATAGAAGTAGCGTTAACAGCCATTTGCTCATTAACAATGATGGTTTGTACTCCCACTTTTGCGATCGCACCACTAGTTACAGTACCTGCACCAGAAATTACAGTACCGCCAACAATTAAATCCTGTGATAGTACGAAAGGCTGGGCTGTTCCATCTGCTTTACGAAACATCAAAGTATTCCCAGCAGGAACAGTAGCCGGTGATGAAGATACAGTGACAGTGCCAGCCGTTACATTAGCAGCAATCTCTCCAAATGTAGAAATGGGAACAGCAGTGAATGAAGCTGATGATAAAGACCTTAAAAATAAGCGACCTTCGCTGATTGACCGAGTAGCTGGAGTTGAACACACCAAAGCGGTATCTGTCACAGCTAAGACTTTTGAAGCAGTAATGCCAGATCCTTCCAAAGTGATTAAATCCCCAGCACGGATTCCGCAAGCACTTAAAGCTTGGAATCTATCGTGAGTGGTGGGATATTGACGCAACAAAATAGTATCACTACCTTGAGTAATGATACCAGTGAAGCCTTGTAAAAGGTTATATCCAGGTGATAGTTTTCTGATTTCTGCAAATACCAAACAACCACGAAGATCGAGGTTATAGTCTGCAATAGTTACAGAAAACTGGGCGGACTCTCCTTTTTTAAAATTCAAATCTAAAACAGCGGTATCAAACTGCGGGGCTAATTGCGGTGTTAGTTGCAAAGTTGAGTCTGTTGTCATAAGAATCTTTCCAATATATTAATAGAAGATTGACTAGGCTCGTTAATATGTGTGTTGTAATTGATTATCAATTGTTTATTCTCCATCTGTAGCTTATTATTATCTAATTGTAGCTTATTATTGTGTAATTGCAACTGTGCATTACTTAAAAATAACTGCTCATTAGCTAGTTTTAACTCCTCAACTTCTAAACCCAATTGTTCTTTGCCTAAGCATAATTGATTGTTAGCTAGTTTTAACTCCTCAACTTCTAAACCCAATTGTTCTTTGCCTAAGCATAACTGATTGTTATTTAACTTCAGTTCCTCTATCTCTAAACCCAATTGTTCTTTGCCTAAGCATAACTGATTGTTATTTAACTTCAGTTCCTCTATCTCTAGACCCAATTGTTCTTTGTCTAAGCATAATTGGTTGTTAGCTAGTTTTAGTTCCTCTATTTCTAAACCCAATTGTTCTTTGCCTAGACATAGCTGATTGTTGTTTAATTTTAATTCCTCTATTTCTAAACCCAGTTGTTCTTTGCCTAAGCATAATTGATTGTTAGCTAGTTTGAGTTCCTCTATCTCTAGACCCAATTGTTCTTTGTCTAAGCATAATTGACCATTAGCTAATTTGATATCACTTACTTCTAATTCTAACTGTTCTTTGTCTAAGCATAATTGACCATTAGCTAATTTGATATCACTTACTTCTAATTCCAATTGTTTTTTGTCTAAGCATAATTGGTTATTAGCTAATTTGATATCTCTTACTTCTAATTGCAATTGTTCTTTGTCTAGATGCAATTGGTTATTGGTTGAAAGTAAATCCAAGTCCCGTTTAAAATCGATCTTTTTAAACTCATCCAATATTTCTTGCTTAAATTCTCCCAATTCTGTTGTCAAAAAAACCATTAATTCATCAACTACATTCATGTGCTTAAATCTCCTAGTAAACTTATTTAATCAATGGAAAATTATTCTGAATCAATATTGTATTCAACTCTTGAGATTCCGCTTCTGTTAAACCTCCAGGAATAGCTTCTAGCGTGGCTTTGGCTAAGACTTGGAATAATTCTATGTTTCTATATTGAACGACCGTCTGTAATGCTGAAAAAGCATTAGGATTTTGAGTAGTTAGTATTTTAAGAAACAAAGAACTACTAGCCAAAGCGGGGAGAATATTATTCCATTTAGGCGGACTAGACATAGTGACTCCATTAATTGCGTTTAAGTATTTTTCTAGAGGTGTATCCCCAACAGCGTCAGGGTAAAAGTTAAGAAACCAGTCGCCATCGTAGTAATCTTTGGCTTGGGGATAGTCAGTTTTAAAAGCTGTTAAATCACCGTCAACCGCGAATAATCTATCTTGATTGGTTTGATTACTTCCTATTAATTGAATAGTGTAATCAGGGCTAAAAACAGTGATTGATTCCAGAATAAAAAGAGTAATCATAAGTAAGTAATAGTACAGTTGGTAAAAGCTTGTCCGTCTAAAGTGAGATTAGTAAAAAAGCGTAAATTTGATAAATTTAAAGAAAGTACGGAAGATGTAAACAGTGTTGTATAAGTTGAATTAGTGCGCCTGTTTGCTATACTTATTTGCCTATTTTGTAAAGTGATTCTAAAAGTTGTTGTAGCTAAAGTTTTTTGCTGATCAGCGGAAAATCCTGTGATAGTATCGCCAACCCAAAAAGCTCCATCATCAGAACAGATGCAAGAATAATTACCTGCATCTGTTCTTAGCCCAAAGACATAATTATAAAAAGTATATGCACTAAACGGGTTAAATGTTTGTATTGGTACAGATACGGAAAAATCTATTTGAACATTATCGGTAACGGCAAAAGATTGAGCAGACCTAGACGAAGACATTAAAAAATTTGTGACTCCACTAGGTATAATTCCTGAGGGAGAGACAAAAGTACCTTGCTTGCCATTAAGAGGCACGTTGCTGATGCCTGTGTCTGCAACTACATAAGGGAGAGCCGAAGCAGTACCAGCGTTGGCTAAAACTTGTGTAGTTGCTAAGGAGAATGTGTTGGCGGTCAACTTAATCATGTATCTTGTTGTCGTTGCCTGAGGGTAACCAAATTGAGCTAGATACACTAAGTCCCCTGTTGACATTGGGATAGTAGCAGTAGTTGTAAATACATTTCCGCTTGCTGTGAAAGTGGCCGTTCCATTACTACCACCCCAAATTCGCCATATACTTAAATAAGACATTCCAAAACTAGATAAATTAGCTGTAATTGAACTGGGCATTTTTACACCTCCTGTGCAGATAAAGTTACATAAATACTGGCATTAAAATCAAGGCTACTGGCACTAGAATCACCGTAGCTAGGAGTTGCATTAGTAGTTAAAGTTGATGCCCAAACTATATCTTTTAAATAAGCTGTGCTGATACTAGCTTCAGCTACGCATACCCAAATCTCATCAGCATTTAGTACAAATTGCTGTCCAAAGTCGCCAGTTGGGCTAAAGTCATTTGTGTATTGTGTAGTTAAGAAAGATTTGTTTAGTGCAAATAAATCAGCTAAGTTAATACTTAAAGGTTTATTTCCTGCTAATAAATAAGATCCTAAAATTGTACCTGACTGAATTGAAAAGCTTTGATTACAGAATTGAATTGCAGATAAAGAATTCGCTGAACTAAATGTCAATACAGGATTAGTGGGTTTTGTGGGATTCTTAATTAATACAATTCTCCACGTCCCTGAAGATGCGATCGCACTTAAGGTGATCGGTAAAATATTACTAGAGTTCTTCTTAGAATTGATAAAGTCTTTGGCTCTAATTCCCACTATAGGTTGGGGAGATTTAGATAAAGATGCTGTTATGTTTCCCGACACTAAATTAACATCGGTTGTTCCAGTTGGTGAACCAATAGATGTTACTGATACTCCAAATTTAGCTAATGTTTGAGTGGTGCTAGATATGCCATAGTTAATATTCTCGAAGCAAATAGGCCAGCCTTCTTCGTCTGTTATTCTGTCTTGAGAAGAGTCGGAATCATTCAACAAACTATGAACCAAAACCCATCTGGCACTATTACCAACGTCAACATAAGCCCAGAATCTTGCCCCTATCCCTGCTGTGCCAACTTCAATCCCAAACATCGCCACGTTTGTAAAAGTTTGGACGTGGACGCTATTCCCTAGCCCGTCCAGCTTGTCGCCGTTGAAAGAACTGCGGGGGATTTCTATATCTACAGGAGTGCCACCTAAAGAATAACGATATCCTACTACAAAATTATTGGCAGATCCGTTGCCTTTCATTCTGAAAAAATAGCCACTACTTACAGAATAAAGACCCCAGGTTTTTACTGAGTTTGGTGAATCTGATAATGATGCTTTTACCGCCATTGTCAGAATGATTGGATTAGCACTAGCGGTAAAATAGCGAGTGCTAAAAAGGATAGATTGTTGAGTAATCCCAGCGTCGCTATTTGGGTAGTTTTTAAGTTCAATCGCGCTTTGACTGGGAAAAAACTTTACTTCTGTATTGGAAGTGTAACTAGCACGGGTATTGACTCTATAAGACCATGTAACGCTGACTGTACCTGTACCCAATTGTCCGCTTACATCTCCAGTTTGACATCCCCACTGGTTAGGCTCAATGTCGTAATTAGAGACGTTTCTAAATAGGATGGAAAATTTGACTTTCCTATTTAAAGAAAATGTATCTGTCGTTGTTTCCGATGTTGGTTTATAGATTGGGTTTAGTAGTTCTGCTGGGGAGATTGGAGGAAAAACTCCGGCATATTGTATAAGCGCATCCTCAGCTAAAACAAAGGGATAGGATTCTGTAATTGGCTTTTCCCCAGCCTTAGATTGGGTATCCCCAATGTCTTCGGGTAAGTGGATTTGCGTCATTGTTGCCCCCACACTAAAGATGCGGATACGGTGGCTGTATTTCCAGTCAATAATGTTGCCACGACGTACAAAGTATCGCCTGGGGTATTGGTAGAAGCCTGTGCCTCCCTAGCTAAATATTCCCTGTTGTAGCTAAAGATGTCAGTTAAATTAATATTCTCACCATCATTTGTACCGCAATAGAAAGTACCGCAAACTTTACCTGTACCTGCTGTTACCGTTCCTAAGGTTGTTGCATTACTTATACCGCTTAAATCACCTGCTGTAGGCGTGGGGAAAGCGTTGCCTGTGACAGTAGGATTTTTAACTAAACTAAACGACACCTGTGCTGTTGAGCTAATACTAAGTTGTAAAGGATAGGCTCTTAATTGATTGGGAGTGTTTACAGAAGTGGCGGTAATAGTATTAGTTGAAGACGTGATATATGGCTTAATTTGGATTGCCATAATTGGGGTTGGGTTAGTATTAGAAAGTGATACAACTTGAGAAGCAGCACTATAAATTTCTACAGGAGATGGATCACCTGCATCAATACTAAAGCTAGTTCCAAAAGTTGAAAGGAAAGCATTGATATTTGGTAATCCTGTAGCATCTGCACGCCGATAAATCCTAAAAGTCAACGGCTTGTCTGGGTTTTTTAAAGAAGGGAATTGCAAGGTATCCCCAATTGGAAAACTGTGCATCCTCACCCATCTTGGTTGCCCTGGTTTGGGCGTTTTGTTTAGTGGCACATAAGCCCAAAAATCCGCACCGGATGCACCGTACCAGCTATATCTAATTCTAAACATCGTCAAGTTCATCGCCGACAATGCACTGTTGTGTAAGCTTAGTTTATAGCCAGTTGAAGTAGTATTTCCATTAACATCAATCGCGCCTAATTCAGACCCGTCTAATCTATTTCCATTTAAAGGAAACGACCCATATCCAGAAGCAGTAGAGTTACTAATTTCTACTATTTGTTCGTAGGCATTAATGTCCATTAAGTCATTATGTCCAGCAAGATAAGGAATTTGTTCTCTACTTAATAAACCAGATGTTTCCCCAGAAAATGTTCTCCTGAAAGCAAACATTTTATCTTTGCCATTTTCATAAACTATTCTGAATCCGTAACCATCAAAGTTATCAAAAGCCCCATATTCAATTACGATATTTTCATTAACGCTACCGCGTGAACATTGAATACCGTAGGAACAATCCATAGACCGCCCAGGTTGGTAAGGAAAATTTATTTTAGTTTGCAATGAAGCATAAGTTCTGGCAAAGTTCCCATTAGCAATTGATAATCTAGCTGCACTTTTACCAGGGTCAAATTGCACTTTACCTTGCGAATTTGAGTCTAATTTTGTTGCCCAGATTTTATCATCAATTCCATAACGCCTGACATTGGCAAATAGTAATTGAGGTGTTCCAAATCTAGGATTACCCAGTAAATCTTGCTTAATTTCTGAAGCACCTTCATAAGCATCAAATACCGCAATAGGCGGGTGATCTGTCGCCTGAACCACAGAGATAGAGCTACTTGAGGGTTGTGGACCCGGTTGCAAAGGTACTGAACGTCCAACTGTAACATCTGCCATAATTAAACTCCGTCACTACAATGATCTGTAAATGTACAACTACCTTGAATCAATCTAATCGTATACCCATCTGGTTGTCTGCAAACAACATCATAGGTATACTCTCCTGATTCCAAAAATTGGGTATCTGCAGGATCTATGGCCAGAATAAAGCTATTGAAAGCGTGAGTTCCAAACCATGCGATCGCACTACCAGGAATAGCAGTAGTTAAAGCCTGAACTGTTAAACTATTTACTCCCGCCAAAGCCGCAGCAGATGTTCTGGCACTACCCACATATTGCCACCCATCAACTGTGCGAGTACCAAAATTTAGTAATGTACCCAAAGGTATAGGCACTGATAAAGTGTTTATACTAATCCCAGTCGCCCCAATATTTGCACCGTTAGTGGTAATTACTGTAGTCGCTCCAACTATAGCAAAACTCCCAGATGCAATACTGAAGCCAATCGGTGTTATATAAGCAAGCGTTGAACCTGGTACTAAGCTTGCTGTCAGTACAACTGGATCAATAGCACCACTATCGTTAAAAATCAATGTTGTACCACTGGGAATAGTTCTTGTTACGTTCGATACAGTCATGGAAGATGACGTAGCGGGGCTAGTAGTGGATACAGAACCATATACAGTGATATTAGGTAAATGTGGAATAGCAGTAAACGAAGCTAAAGAAAGCGATCGCACTAGCAGTCTTCCCTCTCCAATTGCCCGCGTAGCTGAATTGCTGACAATTATCTGAGAATCAGTAACGGCAACGACTTTTGAGCCAGTAATACCAGACCCCTCCAAAGTAATCAAGTCTCCTGGACGGATAGGTAAAGAGTTCAGCAGTATTGCTTTGTTATCTATTGATGGGTAATACCGATACTGAATGGTATTGCTGCCGCTGGTAACTATTCCTGTGATATTAGGTATAATGTTGTACCCTGGGAACAACCTCCTAATCTCAGCAAATATCAGACAGCCGCGCAAATCCAAGTCATAATCGGTCACGGCAACAGAAAACTGGGCTGATTCACCCTTCTTTAGTTCTAAGTCCAAAGTTTGAGTTTTAAACTGAGGTGATAAAGTAGTCATAAAAATCTATTTAAAATATTAATAGAAGATGAATTTAAAGTCTTCTGGTCTGTATGTATCTCCTCTGGTATAAGTGTTTTTATTCTTGATTGCAATTCACTGTTCTCCAATTTAAGATTACTTATTTCTAATAATAACTGATTGTTACTCAACTGTAATTGATTGTTAACCAAAGTTAAGTTTTCTACTTGCAATTGTAGATTTCGGCTATGAATAGTTATTAATCCCCTGACTTCATTTAAATCACAATCATACTCAGGTACAATCCAATTCTCTGTAGGCAAAAAAGCCGCGTCAGGTGATAAAGTATAATCAACCAAATAAACCCTATCATTGGGCGTGGGAGCTAATTGAATATCAACCAATCCATCATTAATTTCATAAGCAGAAACTCCTGATAAACTACCAATAAAAGGTACATTAGGCTTAACCCTGATATAGCCATTTTTAACCTCTAAAGTCCCTGTTACTTGTACCATTTTAACCTCTAATTCTACTTACTGAAGGAAAACCACCAAATCTTAAAGTATTGTCGTGATACTGTTTACAAGCGTCTAAATCCTTGCGACAAGCCCGATTAGCAAAGGTTGTTATGTTGCCAGAAATATCAAAACTTCTATTATTAGGTGCTTGACAATCATCGTCTCCAAGAATATACTGACATCTTCTTGAATATGTCCTAGCAGGTAATTTTTTTCTCTCTAAAGAATAAGGAGAAAGGGTGAACACAAATTGATTTTGATATTCACCCGTGTACTGACTAACCTCTAAATTCAACGGGAAAAACTGACTAGCATCTGCTGTGGGTTGACCATCCAAAAACATCGGTAACGTCTGTTTAACAACCACTTCTGCTTTAATGACTGAATAATTATCAATGATATTTCCCACTAGTCCAGAGATGTCAGAAATAGTCAAGGAAGCCCGCGCTTCTACACTCTCACCTGAACGACTAAAACTACTTAGCTGACATGGAAATCCTTGGTAAGAAACACCACCAAAAGATACCGTTCCATAGTTGCAAATCTTAATATCAAATTCTGAAGTTTTGACCTGAATTAAGTCAATAAAAATCTCAGAATCTAACAATTGATTTTCAGAAATTAAACTCATATTAATTGCACAATTAAAATCCTTTTAATAACACATATCCCATTGTAACCTCATTACCTGCGCTTGTGACTATAGCTCGTATTAGTTGGGCATTAATATTATTAACAGTAGTAAACACAGTTGAATTGGCTGCTGCTGTTAACGCTGAACCAATAGCATACCAACTAGTGCCATTATCGTCTGAACCTTGTACCTGCAAATTAGGAATGATAGTAGCCGCACCTATATTAATAATTAGTTGCAATCTATCACAGTTCTGAATGTTTAAGAATGGTGTAGTGCTATTCAATGTAGTTAATACTATACTACGATCAATTAATTGCCTTACTGTTTTGATAGAATCTGAACTTTGAAGTCTGTTAACTAAGCGAGTAAAAGAAGGAAATGTACCTCCAAGTGTTTGTACGTATCTAACTCTGTTTCCTGATAAAGCAAGCTTAGGTGATCTATATGTTCCAATAGCAGTAACACGAGGAAAAGAATATACAGTGAACCAATTAGTACCATTGTCATCTGATTCTTGAATATCAATATCAAGAGTGGGATTTGTTCCGGTTACTGCTGATACAGTAAAAGAGACAAAATAACTACACCCAAAACTAGGTGTAATTGCAGAAGTGGTTATTGAACTTGTTATAACAGCAGATGGAATATCAGTAATTATTTCAGGTATTCCTAAACTTGTTGTTGGTAAGCTAGACAAAGAAAACTGAGGAATATAAGGTGATGCTAAGGTCCCATTACCAGACGCTTCTCTGTATTCAATGCTTCCCTGAGAACCAATATAAGGCTGTGCCATAGATTTATAGTTAATGTTCCTTGTTTATAATTGTTGGTTAAAAGTTGCTGTTATTTCCCATAAGTAAGTACCTTGATTCGTGACGCTCCATTTATCACAAATAAATTCTTTATATTCATAATATTCATTAGGTCGCCATCTGAATCTAGTAATAGCTCCGTATTGCTTAAAAGTAGTCGTAATATCATTTTTAGATTGGGTATTTAAATTGGGAATAACTATATCATAAACTATTCTAACTGAATTAGGCGCAGTTAGTATTTGACTATAACCATCTCCCAATTTTGTAGTTTGTTGAAAGATAGTTTTATTAATAGAAAAATCCCATTTAATTGGTGGTAGCATCAGGATAGGTACAGTCACTAAAACTCTCCTGTAAAACTTGTATAATTTCCATTACTAAAGTCAGCGATCGCTTGTGGAACAATTGATGATTGTACATAAGCACTAACTTTATTATTAATAGTAATAGCAGCTATTCTTACATAATAATCCCCAGGACTAACGTTATCCCATCTAGCTGACAATTCAAAGGTTTCAAGAGGACTACTCCATTCTGAATCTTGGGCTTTCTTGTATTGTAAACTGTAGCGGTCGGTGTAAGATTCGTTAACTATTTTTGTACAGGTAATAGTTCCCGTAGCTGGGGTAATGATCCATCCAGAAAAAGGAAAACTAAATTGATTATTACTGATTTTAGTAATGGTATAATAATTATTATAGATTGATTGAGTAGCCCCTTTAATTAATATTAAGTCATTAGTATTGTATTTGTGATTTTGTGATGTAGTCACTGTCGCTGTTGTTTCCAAAAAAGTCATGCTGGCAACTGTAAAAGTGCTGTTAATAAGTTCTTTCCGAGGTTGCTGCCAAGATGCTAATAAAGCATAAATATCAGTGTTTCCATAATTAATTTTAATCAATTCTGATTTTAAATTAATTGGTGGTGACGCAACCACTGGCAAAGTTTCCACAGTAATATCACCAGGAATGACAATATTAGTTTCAACTAAAGTATAAAAATCAACCATAAGTTTTAGCAGTTATCTCAAATAAAGACTTATTTTCTGAGTCTGGGACTACATCAGTGACCCTGTACAATTGTACCTTATTGCTAGTATCAATGATCTGCCATGGTGATTGAATTTGCGGTAATGTAGTCAATGGTGTACCGAGATTAATCTCTGTAAAAGTTCCTGCACCATTGGTAATAGTTCTTTCAATTACTGTCTCATCTGGCAGGGTTAAATATATTTTTTTATTAGTATTTGATGTTAACGTTATAGGCGCGTCTAAAGTTACTTTAGTGGTAGTTACAGCAGAAACTAAACCACCAATTCTGACTTTGTTTTTGGCACTATCAGACACTTGAATTACGTCGCCGGGTTGAAAGAACATAGCCCGCGCACGCACTTTACAGGTCAGAAATATATTATTAGGTAAAGAACTAAAAATAGTCCTTCTCCCTGACCGAATAGCAGCCCCCCGCCGGGTTTCTCCTAATAGAGCGTATTCTTCAATTTGGACTCCATACTTATCAATAGAAGCTGGGTCTTCTACAATTTCTGGTATTTGTTCCCAGTCCTCAATGGTAGATTGATAAGATACTTTGGCCACAGTAGTTACAGTGTTGAGTTCTTTGGTTTGGTAAGCAAATTTACCCTCCTCCACATCTGCATTAGTTAATATCTTCGGTAATGCAGTGGTCGGTCTATCCTGCCAAAAGCTTAACTGCGTGCCGTTCCAATAAGGTTTAGCATACATAGTAGAGCAGATAGAACGAATCATCTCTATAACTACTTCTTGCCCACCCGTGCCTAAAACCGTATTAAACAAAAATCTTCTCTCTAATCCCCCATAGCCATTGTCCACATACCCGTTGTTATACATACTGCATTGATACAAAGCAAACTTATCAATATACTCCTCTGGGATACCCAACTTAAATCTAGGCTCAGTTAATAGATAATAAACAATCCAAGCCGGGTCAGCAGTCGCTTTAGCAGGTAGATAAAAGCCACCATTCCAACTACCACTAAAATCCGTTCCCCTATCAGCAGCGTTGACAGTAGCATTACTAGGTATCCGGCATTTAATCCCACCTAATTTCATCCAGATTTCCGGTATTGACTGGAAAGTTTTAGATGGAAACTGTAAAGCTAGTAATGCTGTATTGGTAAATAGAATCCGGTCATTATTAATCTCTGAGTAGTCTATCCATTTCAGATTAACACTTTCTCTACTTTCTCTGTTGTCAGGGTTGGGCGGTTCATTGGGTACAGTTTTTTGCACCCGGACTTGAAAGCTGCTTTGAGTAGGATCAACAGGAAAATAATACTCAAAAGTTACTGGGTCAGCGTACCTAGCGTTGATGCAAGTAGAGTATCTTTCTACAAACGCACCTCCCCCTTCTTTAATAAAAATTTTGAAGCAACAATCAGTTTTTCTAACATCACCATTTTTATCGTTGTACTGCATTTGAAGACTTAGGCGGACTTTAATCGCAGTAATATCAGCATTTGAGATTTGCCTTGTCGTCCCATCGCCAATATTTTTTATCTCTGTATTAACAGTGTTGACATTACTATTTGATATCCCCAAATTTGTCACAAAAGAATCATTAGACTGATTGGGTCCACCGATGCTATAGTCAACAGATACATCAAGAAAATTAGCTGAACCATCACTATTAATTAACGGTGTTTTATCAAGATAGATATTAGATAAAGAAGTCATCCCTTCTAGCTCACCTTCACCAATAGCTAATAGCAACTTGACATAATCATTAGAAGTTGCGGTAATTGGGTCAGTAATTGGGTTCTTAGAAAGCGCTCTATTTGCAAATCCCATAACTTATTTAATATTATTTAGAACCAGTTTTATATTTCCAGCCCGGTGCAAATTCTGAAGTGATTTCCAAAGAAATTACTTGAAAGTTTTTCACTAATACTTCACCAAATACCAAAGGAATAGGTGTACCCTCTTTAGTATTAAAACCAGAGGACTGAAAAAAAGTAGACTTAGCATCTTCTTTAGGATTGCCATTAATAATAGAATTAAGCAATCCAGTAGCACCACTATAAATTAATGACCACCCCAATGGTGCAGCCACACCTGTAGTTACCAGTGCTATTCCAATACCAATCATGGCAATATTAGTTAAAGTCTTGCCAGAACCTTCAATAACAGGGGTAATCTCAACCACACAACCGCTTACAGGCAATAAAAT